AATATAATCATATCCATCACGATGTTTTGAATAATACCTTATTTATGTCAAATCTCTATATACTATGTATGTTCAATGTTTCGAGAGTACATGTCAGACAAAATATCAAAATAATATATAAGTTTAATTTAATTTTGAAAAAACAACGCATATGTACTCTCCACACATTTTGATATAGATTGTAACGAAAAATAGATTGAAGGATTGAAGGAACCCTAGATGAACCCATACTTAGGTCAATGTAAATAAATATAAAGTTTTGTTAATCTCTGCTAGAAGTTCATCACGAATATTTAGCAAGTCTGTATCTGTTGTTTTCATCAATTTAGGAAGTTCTTTTTCAAGGAACGATACAAAATCAACAAGATATCCTTCATATTCTTTTTCTGTTGTGCTCTTAAATTCTACAGTATCTTTTATAGCTTTTGGGCGACCATAACGTCCAAAATATACTTCAATGAATTTATCACTCATTTCGAGGATAGAATCATTTAAGTCGTCTGTAGCTTTATGTCTTGCATACTTAGTATTCATCCAATGGTGAACTTTATTGTTCAATTGAAGTTCAAAAAATTTATGAATAATAACACAACAATTATCTTTTTTCACCATCTCGTTATCCTATTAGATAAAGTTATTATATTTTAGCTTTTCCATTTATGCCCACAGCTGATACAACAGAAGAACTGTGTCATATTCTCATCACCAGATCTAATCTGTAGCTCATAATACGAGATTTTATTGTTCTTACATTTACCACATTTGATAGCATCTGTCATAGATACCTGTTTAATCTCGTAAGCGTCTTTAAGTTTGAGTTTCTGTTTATCAAGGATCTGTTTCCATCTCTCTGGGAATATTTCTTCCTTCGTCATATATGGAAGGTCGTGTGGAGTAATTTCCTTATTTTGTAATCTCTCCAATAATCCTGAGTTTTGAACATAGCTATCACCTTTCAGATTTGAGTAAATTGATCTAGCATTGTTTACATATGTATCAATAAATAAAGGACACGACCACGACAGTTGAATTCTCAAATAATTGGCATAATCAAGTGTAGAATTAAATACACCAATTTCAAGATCACTAGCATCTTCTTCAGATAGTTTTATATTATTGACAAGTAGCTCTTTGAATTTATCTCGTATGATATATTTATTATAAGATTTTGACATCTTTGAATATAATGTTGAGTTTCATATATAAACTCCTCATTTTTTTATATATTCACTTATTGAAATATAAAAAATGACATATATTCTGAATATTTTATATTATATTCACCAAAATGACGAGCATACAATCTATGATCAACGACAATACCAATTTGATTGAAATTTATATCACAAAGCCTATAACCGATAGTAATGTAATAGATATCGGTCTTCAATATTCTGATATTCAAAAAATTCAAGAATTATTGCCAATGAAAAATTGGAAAACAACAAGGTTCACATCGTATTCTAGAAATGATATGAACTATTTATATGATATGTCAAATGATAATCAGGTCGTGTATAGCAAACATATGGTGAAAAATTACATTACCAAACCACATAAAAATTCCACGATGAATATATACAGTGTTTCATATAATTATTCCAAACTTCCCACTCATTTGTTCCCGTGTTTGAACGATATTGATGATAAAAATGAATTCACCATATCAGAATCAAAGATTACTAATCGTGTTTCAGTAATCGTTAGATCAGATCAATATTCATCAAATATCTTTATTGAGTACAAGCATTCTCCACAAGTTGAAATTGACAAAATAGAATATTCCATTAATAGTCTTATCAAGACTATAACAAAAAATGATCTTCAATATAAATAATACATATATATAAGGATATTTGTTATATTATATATAATTATGACACATCAATATGGTTTCGCTTATGCATCTTCATCATCACCATCTATTGAATCATTTCAAAAGTTTACATCAACAGTATACGATCCAGAGACACCTGAGTATGAATTATTCAATGGATATACTACATTTATGATGTGTAAGGTAGAAAATCGCGAGAATATCAAAGAGCATCGCATGAATTGGGTAGTAAACAACTTTACTAATTATTACACTGGTGATAATTCTGAATTTTATAATATTTACAAACAAACTGTCAATGACACCTACCCTGGTGTGTTTTCTCCGCCTCCGTGTGTTTATAATGAAATCATGAGAGAAGAAGATAAACAACGACAAGATGAAGCAAAGGAAGCAGAAGAATGGTATAATGATGATATCCAGACACATTATAGGGACATTGCTAATAAATATGCTCGTTCCATTGAAAATCCTAATAAGATGGAATATACTGAATATGAATATGAAAGCGAATATAATGACGTAGAAGAATCTTCTTTTGAGTCAGATTACAACACATCAATAGACGATGTAGAATATTATACTGAAGATTATGAAGATTTGGAGTACGAAGATCAACAATATGAATGTGATTATAACGATTGGTAGATTATTTGAGAAAAATTATATACATTTTTTATTTTTTTGATGAGGTAAAATAAAAAAATGATTCAATCTATAAAAAAACTATTCATCTATCAGATACAGACTCTTCGCTTTCTAAGCCTCTTCGCAACAGATATAAGACTTTCGCTACATATATATTAAATAAAATGGCCCAACTTCCAAAGAACATTGATGTCTCCAAGCTTCGTTATTCCGAAATGCGTACTCTCGCATCAGGAGCAAAAACAGTATATGTCAACTATGGAGCAGAGAAGCTAACTATTCAGACTCCAGTGCTTACTCTGCCATATGGTTTGGGAGAACCTTATGAAGCCAAAGAAGCAGCCAAGACAGGTGTACCTCTTATGACGAAGGATAAGAAATACGATCTTACAGCTTCATTTAGAGGAATGGACGATAATCCTAAGGTAAAGATCTTTCATGACAAAATGAAGGATATTGAGACAAAGATTATTGATGACGCCTTTACTAATCGTCAAGCCTGGTTTAAGGATGACTTTGATGGCAATAAGTCTTTCGTTACTAAGCTATTTACTCCGATCATCAAGGTTGATAAGGATCCTAACACTGGTAAGCCTGTTGGAAAGTACCCTCCTACGTTCAAGGCAAAGCTCCCATATGACAACAAGTCAAATTCATTCATGTTTGATACATTTGACATGGACAACAATGAGATTGATTTCCAATCTATCATGGAAAAGCTCAAGGGTGCAAAAGCTCAATTCATTATTCAGCTTACTGCGATCTGGTTCGCTGGTGGTAAGTATGGATGTAGTTGGAAGGTCATTTCGTCAAAGTTTCAACTTCATCAGAATTCAAAGATCACATTTGTTGAGGATTCTGATACTGAAAACATTGTAGAGGATGATGATGACGACGAGGACGTGGTTGATTCAGACGCACTCAAGAATCTTTCTATCGCAGCACCACCTGTTGAAGAAGAAGATGATGAAATCGCTAGTGACGCTGAAGAAGAAGAGGAGGAAGAAGACGAACCTGAGCCTGAGCCAGAACCTGTCAAGGTGCCTGCTAAAAAACCTCTAAAGAAGTCTACTAAGGCTTCAGCATGATAAATATGAAATCAAATAAGTAAGATAATAATAGAATAAAAAACAAAAAACCATTTTTGGTATTTAAAACACAAATATAACAAATGCTATTATGACAGCCATAATGAATGTTCCCATAAACTGTGGATTTTCTTGATCATCTATAATATTTATATTGTTGGAGAATACTTTTGCTATTATATCTAAAACCTTATAAGCAACTTTGTTGGACAATAACAAAAATAGTATAAATACACAAACTGCAGATCTTAGCTTATACATATATTGAAAATCATCCATTTTCTTCTTTTTACCTTCGCCTACATTTTCAATAGGTACTTCCTGTGTATTGATATATGGTATCATATTACTCTTTTATACTATGTAATAAAATAATTATTACTATAAAAACAATTAAACAATGTCTTCTAATAAAGTCTGGACATATAACAAAAAAATACCATCCATGTGTGTGTTATACTCGCCTTCATCCTGATAATGAAGAATTGGTCGTAGTCTATCTGGGAAGGTTATAGACGATTCAATATTTAGTAGCCACATAGGCAGATTATGATAAAACTCATCTATATATAATGAAATAGCCTTGATGAAATTACAACAAAGTAAAAAATTGTTATCTGCTTCATTGAACATATTGATGGTTTCTTTACAAAACTCAAAAACATAATTTTCTTCTGAAAGTTTGAATGTAGGTGGGAAAAACATTGTGACGTTAGGAATATTAACACAAATATTTTGATAAACTTTTATCACATTCAAACATGAACTATATGATAATTTTTCAAACCAAGTCACATTGTTATAAAATCCCATCTTTTCCATTTTATGTGACACATCTGTATATGCGTGTAGAGGCGTCATCCAATGAAATTCATCATCTTTCTTAAGTGCGAGTTTATTATTCTTGATGATCATATATAGTCTTTTCGTGATATTATCAGACAATGGTTCCTTGGTATATGGATTCCAGGCACCATTTTTCCTCACAAAATATTCAAACTCAATTGCGTCAAATATATATATATGACCATATTTATCCTTATAACCAAATCTATTTTCAAATGGAATATCTTTTATATTTTCATATGTGAATGGATCAACATCATTTTCACTTTCCATATCATTGTATAGACATATATCTTTATAAAGCCTTCTTTTATAAAATTTCTGTATTTTCATGATCTTAGCAATAGCACCTATATCTTTTGAAAGTATGTGTGTATTCTTGAATACATCGAATAAGACAGCTATTATTTTCATTTTTGTAGTTTTATTCCCTACTTTAATTTTGTTATGTATAATAGGTAGAAGTTGTTGCTTTGTGAATAAATAATAAACAGTTGTAGTAAATATATTCTTACCATTCTCTTCATCTTCGTCGTTTTCTGCACAAGAATAAAAAGTATCATAGAGCTCATTATCATATATATAAGTAAAAATATCATATAACTCATCTATTAATGTTATTACATTTCCTGATAATGATTTATCCATCACTTCAAATATATAATTATGATTGTCTTTATGTCTCTTACAGTAATTTCCTTGTAATGCCTTACATTTACATTTAGATCCAACACCATGCATCTTGCGAAATATACAACGAGACATTCAATTAATCCTAGTTTGAATTTACATATACTAAATAAAAAATAAATTTTGATGTTTTTCATTTGTTATTAGATCAATTGTTAATTTCATCATCTTCTTGTTTAATCATTTCATGATAACAATCAGCACATATTTGAGTATCAGACAAAGCTCGGTGTTCTTGTACGATGGGTTGTCCAAAGATGTGTTCATATAACTCTGTCAACTTTGGATATTTACGAGAATTCATATATGTCTTACCAAGATCCATTGTACATATCCTTTCAATTGATTCAAAGTGTTTGATAAGGTTCTTTTTCTTTTGTCTGTAGCATTCAGACAAGATGATGTTTTTGTCAAAGTTGATATTATGAGCAATGATAGTGTCTACATTATCTAGGTCTTTATAAAACTGATCTAGAACTGTTGAAATATCTTCACCTTTTTCCAATGCCATCTCAGTTGTAATTCCGTGAAATTGTGAGTTTTCAATAGTATAATCAACTGGCTTGATGAGTTTCTCTACTTTTTTTACAAGTTTGTTATTACAATCATATATGATGTATGCTAACTCAATCATCCTGGCATCTTTGTAGTAGAAGAGTTTTGAAGGATGATGGTAATTATTGAATCCCCTAAAAGATGGGAGTCCAGATGTTTCTACGTCAATAAAGATGGTGTTCATATTAGAATGATGTAATGATATCGTATCACTTGAATCATTTTTTTCTTTTTCGCCTTGACTTAGGAGAGTACATATTCATAAATATTTTCAAATTTCTTACAATTTATATATAAATTCATAGATTGACTACATATGTACTCACAATTTTTTTTCTTGAAGTTTTAGTTCGGAGTCTTCCAATTTATATATTTTATCTGCAATTTCAAGAGCAGATTGTCTATGTGCTACTATAATGACAGTAGACTTATACATACAAACACATTCCTTTATTGTTGATTGAACTATTTCCTCACAATATGGATCTAATGCTGAAGTGGCTTCGTCAAATATTATTATTTTAGGTTTCCTTACAAGAGCTCTTGCTATACAAATTCTTTGTTTTTGTCCCCCTGATAATGAACTTAATTCTGTGCCTTCTAGTTTTGTCTGATATTTATTAGGCAACTTATCTATGAATTCATGAGCATTTGCCATTTTTGCTGCATTAATGACATCCTGAGTTGTAAAATCATCTAAACCAAATGCTATATTATTTTCTATAGTATCTGAAAACAATATACTATCTTGTGCTACATACCCTATCTGATTTTTTAACCATTTGTTATCATAATACTTAATATCAATGGCATCTATTATGATATTACCTTCATATGTAGTCAACATACCTATCAATAATTTAGCTATTGTGCTTTTACCAGATCCTGAAGCACCAATAATGGCAATTTTTTCACCATCGCGAATACGGAAGTTAAGATTATCTAGCACATATCCTTCGGAGTTTTGATATTTAAACGTCAAACTATTAAATTCAATAGAACCATTAATATCATTTTCTGGAATATAATATCCATTTTCATTAACTTCGCTGTCCAAAATAGTTAGTATCCTTTTATACGGTTCTCTACATTTTATAAATTCATTCCGATAATCAATAATCTGTTTAATTGTTCCATATAATCCCTGATTATGTAATATAAAGGCTATTAAACCATCCTTTATCTGAAAATAATTAGCAATAAGAATGACTAATATCGTTGTAATTGTAGGCATATTAAATATTATAAATACATTGAAAGCATATATAATACTCTCATTATAATAATATTTCGCTACATTTGAACTTAATAAATATTGTTTATCACGTGATATGTCTTCATTAGCAAATGTTTTTATAATAGAAATATGCGATATAGCCTCATGAACATATGTATTTAATAGATTATTAGCATTTTCAAATCCTATCATTGTCCTTTCATGAATTTTATCATAGCAATTTGATATCAAAAAATTTATAGGTAATATAATTCCTACAATCATCGTAAGTTTCCATGATATATTTACAAGAAGCCAAAATGTTATCATCAAACTTATAACAGATCTGCTTATAACATTTATATTCAAGGAAATCATATCTGATACGATACGTACATCATTAGTTGCCGTTTCCAACAAAGAACTAACAGGCGTGGTCTCATAATATTTTGATGATTGATAAAGAAGTTTGTTAAATATGATACATCTCAATCTATGATTCATACATTTCTGAGAATAGGTAAAGCACGACCCTCTTAAAGAAGAAGTCATTATGCTTATTAAAGTAGTTTTAAACAACAAAAAAAGTCTATCTGATGAAACATCACCTTGTAACATTCTACTCATATGTTCATTAACGTATACACCATAAAATGATGCAATGCTTCCAGATATAATCCCTAATAATATTATTTTGATATCCCCTTCGCATATACTAAGATATCTTCTGATCATATAAAAATATCTTTAACTATTTTTATATATAGCATATGCCATATCACTTATTTATCTTAATCTAAAGACAAAAACCATTATATAATTATGAACTTGAATTCTACATATATAATGGTTTGTTTTATATTTTTTAGCAATGTCACTATATTGCTGAATATAATGTTTTGGTCGTTGACCATGACAGAATATATATTATATATAAATTCTACAAAAATAGTTCAATAACATATTGATTACAAAGGGGGTAATTCAATGTTGTTCTCCACGCAAATGTCATAGATATTAGCATAGCTGCTATAGTTATCATTGTAAATCAAATTCTCTATTGTATTCTTGATCTCGTGATCAATATCAAGATTCGTGATATATGTGATAAGATCATTATTGTCGTGATGTGATTGTGTGACATTTACCGTATTGAAACAACCACAAAGATCATCAATTTCCATATCCAATTCCATAGATTCACATGTGCTCATTATAAAGAGATACTAAAAAAATATTAACAATTATTCATTTTTTGTAAAATACGTTCAATATCCTAACAAATCTTATCTACCAGTTGAGACTTTTATGACAGGATAATCGGAATAATATCCGGTCATGTATTCTGTATAAGTCACACTAAGATTGCTACTATACTTTGTGAAATTACCAAAATATGAACTAGTCATATTATCATCGCTATTATAAGCTAATAGTGAAATCAATTTCTCGAATGCTTTTCTGTCCTTTTTTTCATTTATTATTTGTAATGTATCCTCGAATAATTTATGTTCATTCGCAATCTTATCAAGAAAATCCCATTTGATTACACACATTCCTCCAAAACATCCTTCATATTCTCTAACATCATCATGTATTAGTTTCATCATATCCATGTATCCTATCATATTATTACACAAGTGGTGTAAATTTACATCAAGTGTGTTAATAAACTCCATCTTATCATATGACCATATGAAACGAATGTTCTCTTCTTCTGTCAACTCAAAATCTATCTTCTTTTGAATAAAGGCTGTATCATGAATGATAATAGCTTGATCAAATGGCTTCATCTTATGAAAATAATAATAGGGTAATGCTATACCAGATCCTTTATATTCAGTATCATATACAACAGTACAATTAATAAGATCTATATCTTCATTCAAAAATTCATTACTGAAATCATCAACAATCAATATAGGATTATCATAAAATCTACGAATACACTTATAGCATTCCTTCCAATAGCTATTTGATTCATTGCTGACGACGTGTCGTAAAATAATAAATCCGATCATATTGTTATGAAACTTTTTATATATTATTGTTATAAAACTTTATATAGGTATCAATATTCCTGCATTTTTGTAGCTGAAATAGTCATATAATTTATTGTTAAGCATTACATATTTGATACCATCTCTAGCAACGACTATTCCCTTATTTTTACGCATCACCTGATATTTCTGATGCTTCTGGATATTACCATCTGATTGTATATTTTCAGTATAGCTAAGATCATTGTCGTTACTGTTAATCGCCCAATTATAACATTTGTATCCATTTTCAGACGGCTTATTTTGAACAGAATTGATAATACAATCAAAAGATGTAGCCTTCAACATATTCAAAAATTGGTTAATGATATCTTCCTTTTTAGTAGCGATCTGTAAAATGTGTTGATCAGTTGTCAGGCTTTTGTCAAGTGTTCGCAGTGTGAAATCTTTTTCCATTTGTTGTTTTGTAAATTTCATGATATAAGTAAATATCTGAACATTTCTCTGATCAACAGGAAGCATCTCGTGAGAACATGTTCTCACTGCTCTTCCAATTACCTGACTGATTCTCACAGCATTCCAAAAATATTCCATTATAAGAACTCTTCGTACATTTTTTAAAGAAATACCTTCTGCGCCTGATTGAGTAATCATCATAATTTTTACCAATTTACCATATAGTTGATCTTTATGACCCTCTTCCCTATTAATATTCTTTAATTGTTTTGTGATACTATCTGGTAATAGACTAAAAGATCCATTGAAAAGATTCATGAGTATATTAGTTTTAGTCCTATCACTATTGAATATCACATAACGTTTGTTGTCGTATTTTTTGTCAAATATGCTTAAATCTTCAAAAACATATTCTTCACCTATCTTTTTCACAACTATCTCCCTATAACCATCTCTATCAAGAACCTTTGAAAATATTCCTAGGCCTTCAATAGATCTGAATTGAGAATATATCAATACAGACCCAGGTGATCCCTCTATATCTTCTAACATTCTGGCATATTTTGGACTATATAACGTTTTAAGTTTATCTCTATCAAGATAATCACCTGCTACAAGTTCATTAACTGCTTTGTCCAATATTGATTCATAATCTTCTTTTGATTTTTTTAATAATTGTTTTTTCTCTTTGTCATTTACTTCTTCGTCATCTGAATCATCGTCTGCATCAAGCTGTTTATTCATTAATTTGTGTAATTTTCTTACATCTTGTGGGAATACACGTTTTATATTCTCTGGAAACGCAAAATTACATATCATTCTGCTGAACGCACGGTAAACAGATGATTTTTCAGACAATACTCCATTATTATGCATTTTTTTGGCATTGTCCATTGATCTTTCTTTGGTTCTTACATCACCATACTGTTGGAGTTGATGATTTGTCATTGGAAGTAGTTGAATGTTATTAGCAGTTACTGTAGGGAAATATTCAGTTCCTGTAGTTTTATAGTAACTGAGTGATCCTAAAATGCGTCTTTGAAAAAGGTCTAAGTTTTTGGTCATAGGATTTTCAAGGTCGGACATATCTATGAATTTATCATCAAATTCTTCCTTTTTATTTGGGAGAGCATAGTAACTTGACGATGTAGATATTTTACCAACTCTTAGATTTTTGACACCATTGAATGACTCTATAATGTATTGAATAACTTTACTTGGTTTCATATTCCAAATTTCTACTATATTTTCAAATTCTGTTCCTGGTTTCCTTACATATCCCTCTGGTAATAGAGAAACATTTATGGTCTTGTCATTTTGATTGAAATTTATTTCATCAACATATTTTAATAGATTTTTTTCAAGAAGATTTTCTTTCAACAATGAGTCGGTTGGTTCTATAGAATTCTTTAATAGTTTAAGATTATATACCTTCATAGGTCCTCTAATCAGATTGATGAGGGTAGCTATTTCATATGGGTTATTAATGATAGGTGTCCCAGAGAGTAATACAAGTTTACAGTCAACAGCAGACATTATACTGTTATAGATGCTTCTTGCTAATTTAGAACCATTCACTACACGGCTAATGAAATTGTGTGCTTCATCTATGATTACAAACGAATTGTCAAATCCTACTTTTGCGATATCCTTCACCATTTTTTGTGTAAGGCCATTGTAGCTTATAAATGAATACCTGTTCTTTATAATGTGAGACATAGTCAAATCTATCTTGATTCTTTCATCAGGTGAAAGTGAAGAATATTTTTTTTCTTTCACAACTGTTTCAGCATACGGGAGATCATCATTATATAATGGAACCCATACAAGTCTGTCTTTTTTTATAAAAGTATGTGAGATGGCGTAATTATATAATAATAATTTTTTGGTAATGTCATCAGTGCCTACTTTAAGTTGTGTCCATGACTTCTTCATATTTAGGCCAATCTTTGATATTTTCATCAACTCATTCTCATAGTTTTGAGCCAATGATGCAGGTGTCATAACAAATACTTGTTTCTTTCCAACATATCCTTCAGCAGCGGCGATTGAGGCAGCCGATTTACCAGAACCTAGTTCGTGATATAAAAGAATTCCTCTATAAGGGCTATTAACTTGGATGAAATCTCTCACTATTCTTTGTTGTGGAAACAGTGATACTGCTTCTGATGGAATTTCACAAACATCATTTGAACAAGCACAGCCTTGCTTACTATCTTGTTTCTTAGGGTATTTAGAAGGATGAAATGTTTTCAATGTATATTTGCTATAACCTATTCTGTTAGGTAATACCCAATTTTGTGGCTGAACTTCCAAATTCATTGATATTCTAATTCTATATAATAAATTATATGTATGTAATACTGTGTATGAAATCATCAGATGAAGCATATATATTTTTTTCATGAACATGATGTTACATTGAAAAAATGATATCTTGTATATGATTATTATTTTTGATTAAAAGCGAAATGTCTCAGGAAGATTATAACGAATCAACAATTGTAATGAAAGCAAGTGGATTACATAATATAGATCAAATAAGACAATACATTAGGGATCAAGGTATAGATGAAGATATTACACCAATGATTCAGGTAAAATGGACAAAAACAATTACAACAATAAGAAGATGCCAATATTGTTTCAAAAGTGATGACAAATTGTCTAAATGTTCTAGCTGTAATGTAGTCCATTATTGTTCTAAAGAATGTCAAAAAGGCGATTGGAAAACACACAAGGAATATTGTAAGTCTTGTCAGGAAGGTTCCAAAGAAGACAAAAAAAAGCATAGAGAGTTATATAATACCATTCTTGAATATTACGCATTACACAAAGATGATTCCATTATATTTTCCGAAAATATTTCAAAATATTGGAAAGTATCTGAAGATGATGATAGTGAAAAATATACTTTGACGGAATCTTCTCGCCAAGAATATATAGATTGGTGTGAAACAACAAACAATATAGATAAAATGCGCATTGATAGTATTTATAGAACATTCTATTGTTCAAATGGAATTAGAATAAGTATGACTAAGTTATAATTGTCATTATACTATCATTTTGTTAACACTTTATTATTGCATTTTTTGCTATTTTTTTGGATGTCCTTTTAGCAGTTTTTTTCTTGGTTTCCCCACCATGTCTATTGACATTAGAATATTGTGAACGGTGTAATGCGTTCAAATTTCTACCGTGACTGGAAAATGGATTGAATCTTTGACGCAAAGGTATTTTTACATTTTTACCATTTTGTATTTGTTTAGCATAATCCTGGTATTGTTTTGCGTTGAATTCTTTTTTATTTCTATACATAATTTCCATTTTTTTGACATATTGCTGTTGTTCTCTTACATTATTATTATAACCCAGCGAATCTGTATCTCTATCTATATAATTTCGTAATCTCATGTTAGCTTTATCAATATCCCTTTGACTAACACCTGAGCCATTTTTACGCGTTGATCTCTTCAAACTCTTAGATTTGTTTGAAGTCTTAGTAGCCTTTGAAGTATTCTTGAATTTTGTTGCCATTTTTCTATATATTGGCAGGAAGAATATAATATAATTATTTTACATTTATATGATAAAGTATGTTTGATAATGTTCAATACAAGGAAACTGTCAAAACCTTGTCATTATATCAATCATGTAGACCATCGTTTACAGATATCATTAGTTGCTATATAAGCTCATGTGGTACCAATGAAGATATCAATGAATATGAAAAACATTTATTGGAAAAATGTTTTGATGAAAATGATAATATATGTTTAGGACGTTCTGCATCATATGAACCACCATTTATTATAAATACTATCTAATGTGACTTCCTATATAAAATAATATCAAATATATAGAATAATGTTTAAATTAATAGATAAGTTTTTGACGTGTGTAAAAGTGAAAACTTATAATTATTTAAACACAGATATCACTAACACTAGAAGAATAAAACCTATGGGTAGAATAACTTTGGAAGAAGATCTTACTGGTGGCAAAGCAAAGATATTAAGTAAAGATGAAGAAAAACAGATGAAAATAGACACTCTTCTGTATATCAAACATATGAAAAACACATATCATAAATACACTGATAAATCTAAGTTCAATCAAGTGTTGTATGATAAATTTGTGGAAGATGATAGTTTTGATAACGGCGACACAGCTTTTGATGATGACGACGATGTTCGCATATTTGACAGATATATTCTTGATTATATCAAAAATCGGAATGATATTATGACATATATGTTGTGTAAAAATAAAAGTATCAGGGTTGTAACAAAAATGGAAGATTTGGAAGAAATGAGATCAAAAGATTCTATAGATATATTATTTGTGATGGACATGTCTGACAAGGATATCTTTACATATTGTTATAGCATATTGAAAAGTTACACAAACTGTACGACAGCAAAGGCTATTGTATTAAGCTTGGTATTAAAAATGAATCAAGATTATGTTAGGATTGGAATAAATCCAAAAATATCACATAAATTTTATCACCCTCATTTAGTTCTTGAAAACATGATTCAATATTACTAACTTATATAAACCAATAACCTATATAATATATAAGCGAAGACCATGTTAAATCTCTTTTTAGATACAAGAGAAAATGCTCTCATTTCATGTATAAAAGCAAGAGATCTAGACAAATATACAAGTCTGTTGATGATAGAGACTAAACAATTAGATATTGGTGATATTCATATTTGTTCAGGGGCAAAGAATATAATAATTGAAAGGAAAACTGTTAGTGATATGCTGTCATCTGTGAAAGATGGTAGATACAAGGAGCAAAAGATGAGATTGTTGTCAAGTGGTTGTAGTGACATCACGTATATTATTGAAGGAGACGACATATTATCATCAAGGAATCAGAGGAATCAAGACTTACTTTCTAGTATCTATATGTATTCTATGTATCGTGATAATATTCATATGGTATTTACTAGAAATGTAGAGGATACATGTACTTTTATCTTATCATTGTGCGCAAAAATAATTGATAAACCAGACAAGTTTAGTACTAAGACAGCATTGACACAAGAATCGTACATTGATTGTATCAAAATGAAGAAAAGTAATAACATTAATCCTGATAATTGTTTTGTTATGCAACTTTCACAAATCCCTACGATTTCGGCTACGATCGCTAAATATATACAGAATATCTATCCAAATATGAGAGAATTCATCAAAGCTCTTGAAGAATCACCTGACAAAATAAAGACATTAACACAAATAGATAAGGTTGGTAAAGAAAAGGCAAATAAAATTTTACAATATTTACATTTTGTATAAAAATGATTAGTCCTTCTTCTCAGATAATGTTTGTAGCCCAATGTGATCATTTCAAGTAGGTGGGTCAGTGAGTCTCAGTAGAGTGAAGATTTTCCCTATATACATCTGCATCAAAAAGTCGCAAATATCCAAAAAAATGACACCTTACCTAAGAAAGTTCATCATACTGACAAAGTATAATCAGCAATGATCCAGAACACTGACATCTACCAGACCATTCGCACTGACTATGACACTTACTTCAACTCTATGAGTGAGATCGATCAAAAAAAATTTCTTAACGATCACTACGACACTTATGCTTGGCTTAATGACTATCTGGAGAAGACTCTTACTGAGGCAGATAGGCTTGCTATTGTTAGCAAGTACGGTATGACTAAGCTCCTTCAAGAACTTCCTAGAATCTCTGCAGATAATTGTTGGAGGAGTTACAACGACTTCATTGATGACGCTGGTGTGGACAACGTATATACAACTGTTCTTAATCACATCGTCGTCAAAGAAGTTCTTCCAGAGTTGGATCGTTTCAAGTAAGATAAAACTATAAAAATAAGTCCACTGTATAAGAACAAAATGTGGTATCCATCCACCATCCAAATTTAAAAACTTGAAAAAAATATTTTTTTGTTGCTTAGAAAAGCAAGCAACAACGTTTGATTTTTGCCTCAACTTGGTCAGTTAGCTGTTGTTCAAGTTGATCAATCTTCGCTTTGAGCTCATTGAGACGTTCTTCTGTTAGAGAATTGACAGTATTTAAAATATGTGATAGATCTCTTGATTGTTCACCCTGAGGTGGAACACTTGTATAATCAACGATATATTGGATAGGTTGTTGAGTATGTATAGGGTAAAACTGAGGAGGATCAGAAGCATATACTACACCACATTGGACTAATTCAGGGTGAAGGGTTTCATTAATCTGACGAGGAGTAATATACATTATTGGATTTGGGGGAGAAGGCTCTGTATTTTGCTGATATTGAAATGCTGGTTGGTTTTGTGATGGAGGCGCGTAAGGCGTATGCGAAGAATACATTGATGACATAGTACCTATTCTATACATAGATAAGAAGAAAGTTTTATATACTTTCATCACAAACACAGACACTTAAATATATTAAATTCATCATGTTGTTGCTTTGTTGGAGGTTTGACATATTTATGTTGCGTATAATTATTTTTCACAATGGAATATAAAGATTTTTCTGTAATTTGTTCTTTCATTATGCTATATTGAAACCATATATTTTTATATCAAAACTTTATTCACTGTTAAATATTTGCCATGAACTTAGTGGCTGGTGCCAAAAAGGCATATATATCACTGTTTTTGTATTGTAAAGACCAGCTACATAACTAAATGAACTTTTAGACATAACAAAAACATCAGCATTAGACATATGGTGAAATGAATCAATAGCATTAACATCAGTATGTATAATTACATCCTGTAAATCAATTAGTGATGAATGTCTTTGATAAAAATTGCTTTGTGTAAAAATGTGTATTTTAGAAGAAGGATATTGTAATTTGAGTTTTTGAATCATTAGAAGGTATGTATCTTGACCACAAAATCTTCCATCGGTGCGATTTTGCGAGAAAAGCTTGATTTCATCAACATCATCATATTCATTTGAAACACGAATGTGAATAGCTATGTTAACACTATCATTGTCAAATAAGAAAAGTTTTCTGTCAGCATTATTTCTAGAATATATATTTCTTAATTCACCTAAACAATCACTATCAAAAAAATTGTCTATGTTCTGTTCTGTTATATTATAAGGTAAAAATGTCTTCACTATTTTATTTAGATGAAGCTGGTTGCAATGGTCATCATTCAAGTAAAATGTCTCTTCAACTTCAATATCTTTATCAATCTCTTCTTTACAAGATATTTCACTCAGTCCAAAGAAATGATCCCATTTATCATCCCAATGTTCGTCATTATCATAATTATGCCCGACTGTTATTTTGTTATGAATATATTTGAGATTATCATTCTTCTTACATATAGCATATAGACCTATTGCCCTCTGATACTGAGCACCCGCCCCTTCTTCTGTAATTTTGTTCGATAAATACATAAATAGTATTTGTTATTCTGTCATTCTTATATAATAAAAAATATAGAAAAATATATACATTATTACTTCATTCGTTATTTAAGTATTGTAAAGTATTGACGAATTATCAATATCTTCTCGTATTTAAATATTGAACTTACGATTTTATACGAACCTACATCAATAGAATTTATAGTATCACGAACGATATTTTCTCCACCAACAGATGCCTTCTCAAGGTCACAATAATATATTACACTACTTGAATATTCTGTTACAAATTGTTTGTGGTTTACTTTGATTTCCAGTTTATATTTATTTTCTTTTGCGAATTCTACCATTAACCCGATGATGGTAATAATCTCCTTATCCTTATCAACACATTCTTCATTCTTGTATTGCCAAATGCTTTTCTTGCCCTTAGTGATTTTGGCAATGGCCTCTATATTTCCAGATTTCTTTTTAGTAACTTTTATGTCAGCCTTCATTATCTCGTATTGGCTCACGTCTTCCTGTGTTTTTGACTCCTTACAGTTCTCACTGATGTGTTGCATCTGTTTGGAGAATTCTTCCTCACATATAGTAATTTTGCTATTTGTTTTCCTATCCTTCTTCGCTTTTGGACCCGTAAGCATCAATATGAATTCGTCAAATAATAGTTCTTTTACCATGTTGAGTTTGAGATTGTCTAATCTGTTCTTGCGTTTACCAGCATCCTGATACATCGGTTTCTGTCTCAGTTCATAGTCAACACCTTCCCAATAATCCTTTCCCTTATCATAGTGCGGCAATTGACTCAGACACAACGCATACAATTGTAACACAGGATTCATAATTTGATTTGTGATGTAATGTAACGAATCTGGTTGTAACCCTTGTTCTATGATGTAATCAGGGTTCTCTATGCGATCCCCCTGAAGACCGGATGAATTTTCTACTTTGATATACACGAATGGTATGCGGTCATTGACTTGTGGTTTGTTTCCAGGATCCCTTTCCCCTATTCTATCTGCTAAGACCTTGTGAGAGATTTTTGTAGGATCTTTATAGGAAGCCCTGAGACTCTTGGATATTATAAGATCTGTAATAGGTGTCTTACCTTGAACAAGGTTTAACAGTTCGTCCTTCAAGAACTTAATTGAAGCATCCAAATCCTGTTTATTCAACAATAGATCAATTATGCCACCATATATCTTTTTAACTATTGGAGCATTATCGCGACGTTTCAATGCAATACCCATTGATTTTTGTTTGAATTTTGTAGTATCCATTTCATAGAGATTACCAACATATCGCTTCTTAGTGAATAAGATGAATGGATACATAGATTTCTCATAGTTGAGTTTTTGAGGAGAAGGCATAATAGATACAATATTCTTCTCCACGTGTTTACCGATTTCGATAGCGTATTTCAACGAATTCTTACCTGATATACTTACGCCATTTTCATCTTTCAAAGGAAATTTACAGAAAATAGAGTCAGTATTCTTCAATATCATATTACCTACTCCTCCATGAAAAACACCCTCTTCTGTTTCTATATCATATACATACCCGTCATATGAATCGTATAGCACAAATAGTTCTTTGATTTTGCCATCACTGATATCTGATCCATATTTTACAGTGATTGTATTTCGGTCGTACAGCATTTCACAACACAACCCCAGCATCTGGAATAGAACGATATATGATTGTGCTGTAATTTGTGAGGAGATTACATAATTATGATCAATAGCATCATCTAGGCCATCTTTGAAAGCTTGTTTGACTTCGTTGGAACTGTTTAGCACACAATGTGGAACAATCTTTACGTTCTTGTTGTGATAACATTGATAATATTTTGCCACAAATGTATTTACATTCTTATTAGATTGACCATCTTGTATAATTAATTTGTATTTGTTGCTATTATATATGTTTTCATCAACTGTAATGTCAAACTTGAGATTTTCTACCTTTTCAAGATATTCTCTACAGATGACAAGTTTACTGAAGTCGTTGTTATTTATTTCCCACAAATATTTTGTGCCATCCTCACAATAACAATGAAACACCTTACCTTTTCCAACAAATTGCCCATAAATATAAGCCTGGTATTTATCAACGTTATTTTGATATTTGCTGAAAACAGGTTGTGAATGTAAAAGCTTTTGTCCTACCACGCATTCCCCTGGTTTGACGATATTCACGTTATGATCAAGTAAACTATGATCCTCTGTTACATCTACGATACCAGATTGTGTAACAACCCTATATATTTTTTTCACAGTCTTGTGACGGATAATTCTTCTTATTTTTGACCAACCATTGTGTGTCCATACTGATGTATTTATAGGCATGGTCTGTTCTTTGTTAAATCTATCCGTATCATATGGCTTGAAGTTCTGATACGACGTCCATTGACCATTAAACTTTTCAAATGTTGATACAAAGATTTGGTCATCTGTTTTGTAAGTAATAGGAGTATGAGGCATTACACTATCACCATAGATTACTTCAGCGTTGTATTTTGTCTCCACAAAATTTTTGGCAAGCATAATCATCTCTCGTCCAGTTGCTGTGGTACATGCTGCGATGTCCTTCAAATATATAGGAGAAGTCTTGGCACCTATCTGACCATACAATGAATTGGCTGTGATTTTATATGCGAGCTGTAAAGCATCGAAAACATCCTGTTCAAAGATATTGAAAGTAACATGCTTTGATTCAAAATCTGATTTTGCAATAAGTGTTTTTATGTTCTTATCAATATCGTATACTTCGTAGTCATCGTCTTTTTCTGAAACAACACCTGAAATGATAGTCTTGTCTTTTTTGATAATTGTTTCGTATTCCATTTTTTTCCTGGTATTCTTGCGTTCTTGTAAAAGCATACACAAGATGTCTGATATGATACCTTTCTTACCATCTTTATATTGCGCGAACACGCATTCTTTTACACCAGTCTTACGTTTTTTATCACCAAGACCTTCATAAAGATCATAAGATACAGTAGTGAATTCAACGTTTGGACAAGGGACGTGATATTTTGGATTCATGACATAACAATCATGTGATAAATTTCTGGCAATCATAGATGATGGATACAATGATCCGTAATCAAATACAACAATTGGATCATCCAAATAAATGCCTTCTTTTGGTTCTAGAACAACAGCACCCTCATATCCGTCTACATCAATATCTGATAAATCGGAGAATTTATTGACTGGAATTAGGTAACCGCGATCCATACATTGTTTGGCAACGAGAGAGAAGATCTTGATTCCTTGACCCCTCCTGAAGAGGAAGTTGAGTGGAACAAGACAAACATTTCCCATACCAATATTATTTTCAAGAATTTTCAATTTGTGTAACAAACGATTGACAAGAGCACAATCCTGAATACAGTATTTCGCAATAACACATCTGTCTTCAGAAGATCCCTTGAATTTTTGAAAGATTTCATGTGGCTTCAAGTCATCTTTACGATCACCGATGAAAACCTGAGCAACATTATCTAGTTTATAACTGTCTAATTTATGTTCTCTCTGCATTACTTTGAAGAGGTCAATACATACAGTGCCATCAATGTCAAAGTATTTGAGAATGTTTTCACCAAGAGCAGATGATGATAGTTCTTGACGAATGAGAGTAGACTTTCTCATGAGATTTCTACCAAGACCCGTTGCGAACTCGTCAACGATATCGTTTTCAATGGCACGTGCCCATATATATTCCATATCAAAACCGAATATGTTATAACCAGTGAGAATATCAGGGTTAAGTCGCGCCATTAGCTTTTTCCATTCCAATATGACCTGTTTTTCTGTTTTACACGAAACGACATCAGTATCTTCTATATCGTCACATGAATTAAGAGAAATGATATTTTTATAGATTATCTCTTCTGATCCATACTTGTGAACAGTCGTCCCAATCTGAATAATCTTGTCGCCTTTCAATGGAGGTAAAATTCTTGAAAGAATATCGTTTAATTTAGCTTCAATGATATTTTGTTGTTTAACCGTCATCTTTGCTACAGGTTGAATTTCTTCGTCATTATCACCATCAGAATCAACAGCTATTATTGAAATTTCGTTAAGAAGAGCGATTATTTTAGAAGATTCTTTGATGATCTTATCTTTGATCTTGTTAAAATCAACTGTTCTCTTGGGATATACCTTATTGATTTTGATATCGTCGTCGATAATGGCATCTTGAGTATACATTGTTTCAAACCAATAGAGGATGAATTCTTCTGTGATATCATAACCTGCTTTTGCAACGTTAGCGAGGTCCTGAGCAACTTTACGATAATCCTTTATAGGGACAGGGAAATCACCGTGACTACTTGTACATTCAATATCAAATGATGCTATGAGAAGAGGAGCAATGCTATTAACGACGATGGGATCAACATTTTGATGATCTGTATGTATGTTGTAATCGCATCTTGTAAAATAATCTTGATTTTCTTCTTCTTCATAATCTACGATAGACACCCATCCACATGGCTTGATATCGCGTTCGTGTGTATATCTTAAGAAGGGGTCAATATTGCTTTCGTACATTTTGAAACCCTCCTTTTTACGCGAATCAAAGTAGTATTTGAGATTGTTATACATCATAAGAGATTTCACAGATATTTTGATAAATCGGAAGTCAATATTGTTGGTAAATCCCCAGAAATCCTTCTTCTTTACAACTTTGACGTCATTCAGATGAGTTTCATATCCGTTTGCGATAATCTTCTTGTTATATTTTGTTTCTCTACCGTCGCGCCTGAAGATACAGAGATACTTCTCTTCCTTGATGATGCTCTTCAATTTGGACACTTCGATATTGAATCTACTGTCAGAAAACTCTTCCCATGACTCTGGAGGTTTGACATAGAAGTAGGGTTCATAACCACTAATTCTCGCACTTACCGTGATGCCATCTTCAGTAGATCCATATACAATCATTGTATATAATTCTGCTTCTTCAGGGGTCTCTGGTTTGGGTCTATTTCTGTCATTCTCGGGAATATACCAATCGACAATCTGGAATTTTAGTGCCTTTTCGACATCTAACTCAGGAGATTCCTTTCTAGGAAAGTCCATTATAGTAATAATGACATATTTAAAGTTTAAGTATCATTTTTTTATTTTTCATTTAGATAGAAGCACAAAACTTATATGAAAGTGGGTTTAGAAGGATTACTTATAATATCAACAACTATATTAGTATCTTATCTTGCTTATACAACTTTTTATAGTGAACATTTGGAATCTGTAAAGAGCACTGTTGATAACAAGGAATATCTTGTACAAGATAAGAGCGACGCACAAGAAGCCGCTAATTTAATTGCTACAATTCGTCAAAGACTCATATTACTTGTGGATCATCTAATAAAAACCACACCTGCTGATGATTCGCGTATCATAATGTTGAAGGAAAATTTCAATCCGAATAATCTAAAAGAAGGTGTCGAAAATTCAGGATATACGAGTTACTCTATCAATAAAGGTGAGCAAATAGTGCTTTGTTTGCGAAACAAGGATAAAATGATGGATATCAATACTATGATGTTTGTAGTTTTACATGAACTATCACATATTGCTACTGAAAGTGTCGGTCATACACCTGAATTTTGGGAGAATTTCAAATGGATTTTGGAAGAATCTATCAATGTTGGTATATATCAGAAAAAAGATTATAGTGCCGAAGCAGTTGAATATTGTGGTATGACTATTACATCGTCACCACTTGAATAAGTATATATTCATTTGGGTTTAGGTTATTTTTATTATTTATTGAAGGAAAGAGAGTACATATGTATACAATTTCTAAAAATAAATAAAAGTTTCATAAAGTTCTAAGATTCTGTCTGACATGTACTCTCCTTCAATATTTTTGAAAATTGTATTAAGTTGAAAGAATATTTTATTTTTCTAAAAATTCTAGGGAGGGGGGGGAGAGAGGGGGTAAAAATAGTAAAATCATGGTCTGGGAGGTAGTAATATATAAAGACATTTTATTAGCTAAATTTAATAACATTAGTAAGAAGTAGTAATGATAATATTTCAATGTAAATATTGTATCTACTTTTCAGACAGAAAATACAATTTACAAAAGCATATCAATAACAAACATTGTACTAAAACAGAAAATAGCATAATAGCAAAATATGAACAAAATGTTATCCCAAATGAAGAAAATGTTATCCCAAATGAAGAAAATGTTATCCCAAATGAAGAAAATGTTATCCCAAATGAAGAAAATGTTATCCCTCTATTAAAATGTAAAAAATGTAATAAGATGTATAAGACAAAAAAATATTTAGAAACACATCAATTAAAATGCAGAGGTATAGATGAATTAACATGTTCGAAATGTATGATCTCTTTCACAAATAGACATAATAAAGCTAGACATATAAAAGCTAACAATTGCAAAGCAAGAAGTATTATTCATGCAAGAGAACCAAACCCACAGAATTTTATAAATACGCAAAACAATATCCAGAATCAAAACAATATACAAAATCAAAATAACAATATTATTATAAACAATTTTGGAAGCGAGAGAATTGATCATATTACAGACGATGACATCATTAAAATGCTAATGGCTGGCATGAACACACTCCCCATGTACATAGAAAAGAAACATTTTGATAAAAACTTTCCCGAAAACAATAACATAGTCTATACCAAGGAAAACAAATGTAAAGTATTAGAAAACAATCGTTGGAAAGAAAGAGACATAGGATTGCTTTCTTCAAAGTTGATTAAAGACAATAGTCAAGTCCTATTACTCTATTGTGACAAGAATGAAGTCAAACTAGAAGAAAATATATCAGATAGCGAGTTATATGATAGAATAAAAAATAAGTTAGTAATCATCTATAACAAATCAGACAATGAAAAATACAACCATATCATAAGTGTAGTTAAGGAGCTTGTTAAAAATTCTAATTTTTAGATTTTACAGTTCAAACATATTAGTTAACTATTCTTTTATGTAACGTGTCATTGGTTTCTGAATGACAGAAAGAGAGTACATATCAAGCAAAATTCTATAAAAAGTTCATAGTTCAATAAAGTTCTAAGATTCTGTCTGACATGTACTCTTGATTTAGTAAGTGTATAAAGAAGATATTTCATATCAAAATAATATCCCTGTATAATTGGGGTAAGATGGAAAAAAATGAACCAATCAGCCCTATAATAATAATTAAACGTTCAACAGGACATATTTTCAAACCAACTCCATGGTGTTCTAGAAAACAACATTTGAGAAAAATAAAAAAAATCATAGGAGATGGAGAATGTATTTCAAGAAATTCAACACTAGACAATTACTATTATGAGCAATATGATGAAGGACTCTTTAATGTAAATAATCTAAAACAGTTTACATGGTCCAAATGTTTTCCTATGAAATTCAGTTATACCGAAATCTTTAATAGCTTGTAGATGTTTAGGTGTTCCATAACCCTGACATTTTCGCAAATCATATTTTTCAAGTTCAGGATTATCTTCTATCAATTGCAAAAGAGAGCTGTCGTGATATTCCTTTGCCAATATGGAAGCAGCAGCAATATTCAAATATTTACTATCTCCCTTTACCACACATTCATGTGGTAGTATTTCAGAATCTATACCAGGTGGCGAATAACCGTTAAAATGATTACCATCTACTTGAATTTGATGAAATGGAACTTTTCTATAAGCCTGATCAATTGCCCTATTCATAGCCTTCATAGTTGCTTTCAATATATTCGTATCATCTATCTCTTTATTACTAGCAACCCCTATTCCATAGGTGATGGCATTTTCTCTGATATATTTGGCAATTTCTTTTCTTTTTTTAGCAGACAGCTTCTTAGAATCCTTGATATCCTTATATCTGTCATCTGGAAATACACTTGGCATTACCACACACGCAGCAACTACGTCAAATATTAATGGTCCTCTTCCTGCCTCATCTACACCTGCCACTAAACGACCCTCATCAGATTGTAATAGATAATCTGTCATAATTACATACATATAGTGACAAATTGTTATATAAGATTATTATATATATATATCACCATAACGTTATGAAATTTTCATATATAGCTATAATATTCGCATTAATCACATGTTCCTTTAATATTTTCTCAACAAACGCATATTATTTTAATGCTTCACAAATCGTAGTAATCGCTGATGTTCATGGTGACCTTAAAAGGTTCAAATATATATTGCGAGATGCAGATGTAATTGATAAAAATGATAGATGGATTGCTAAATCCAACACTGCTGTTGTCCAACTAGGCGACCAGATTGATCCCAAGCGTATCACAAAAACAGATATTAAGCATCATTTTGATGTTATATATTTTACAGCCAGACTAGAACGTATTGCCAATGATAACGGATGTATCTTTGTGTCTATTATAGGTAATCATGAACATATGAACATGGATAGAATAAAGAATAAATCTGATATTCGTGATATTGTGGCGAAAAGAAGTATTGTGACAATAATTAACAGTTATCTGTTTTGTCATGGTAGCCTGAAATTAAACCATCATTATATTTTACAAAAGCATGGAAAAACAATTGATGATGTTAATATGGTTTGGAGTAAATATGTGAATGATTCGCCTATGACAACAGATGAAATAGCAGTTTTAGACGGCCTTATATTGAATACATCTGATAGTATCCTATATACAAAACATCCAGATGGGAAGAATGATACATATGAATTATTGAATCTTTATGAAATTGATTATATGATGGTAGGGCATATGCTAACAAAATATATTCATTTGAAAAACAGAATTTGGTATTTAGATCAGCTCCTAGAGGAAGCCTTTGATAACGGAATTTATAGTTATATTACTATTATAAATGATAATATTGTTGTAAATACTATTGGTAATTATTTTGACATTCATAATTTATTCATGTTCAGCATCCTTTAATATAATTTTACACATATTTTCTTTCTTTTTGGCCTCTTGAATTCTCACACTATAATTTCTTTTGAAAAAATCTATAAATAATACAATCAAACCAATATTGTAAAAATTAATGAAACACATTACTTGATAATTTTCCCAACTATCATTTGGTGGCGTATAGTAATAATTACACAGACTCATTGTTCCAACTAGTTGCATTAGTTGCATGCTTGTCAAATACTTCTTGATAAATCTGACTTGCTTGATCTTCAACAAACAACCCAAATAATATGAATACATTATTGTGTGTATAAAAGAATTTGCGAAACTAGGAATCCAGATACTATCCATCTTATTGACATAAGCACCATGCCATGCCAATACAGCACCAATGTGATGATATTTTTGTAGAAATATGGGCTCTCTCCCTTTAAGATATAATAGGAAAGTATCAAAGAATTCATAGTATTTTGAAAGATAGAAATAATACATTATTTTATCAAATTCTTCAAACTGAAAATAATGATTGGATTTAAAAACAATACCATATTTATCTAATACACCGCACATTGAGATAAACACCCATGCGCTGAATGAGATAAGTAATGTATTATGTAATACTGAAATACAATAAAGAACATTCTCATTAATTCGCAATCCTTTGGGATAACATATATAAGCTACTATTGCGACTATTGGAACACAATATGTCATAATTATTACATAATAGTGTAATATTTTTATATATGTTTCGTCTTTTTTATCTACTTACCTCTCTGTTCATGTCTGTATTAATTTTTTTGGTCAAGAATGTCATTTGCAGATCTAAAATTTCTAAACTTAATCGCGATGGTTCATACTTACCTCTAAACATATCTCTTGTGTAATATATCATATAAATGAATCCTAGTATAACATTATTAATGAACTCTGATACAAATGGCCACAATACACGGATAATTATTACGATAATAGTGAGGAAGAATATCAATAATATAGCTATGAATACAATAATCAAGAAAAGTTTTTGTTGATCATAATCAGATTTATCTTGGGGTTCATTTTTGACGAATTCCTTATCTGTAGTATCATATTTTGAAGGATCTATTCCTTTCAAATTAATATCCAAACCACTATTATCAATACCTGGTAAATTCTCTTCATATAATAATCCTGCCCTTTTCTTCACAACATCTGTTTTTTCTATAATGTTCTGTGTCTTATCTGTATTCTGAGAACTGTTTTTTGATATGGCTAATATTGTATCTCTTTCTCCAATAGTGAACTTTATTGGATTCCTTATAGGATCAGTTGGGAGTGGATCTTTATTTAAAGTGTATAATATGACATCCTTACTATATGATGTTGTGTTATCAAAAGCGACATTACATGCTTTCTTCAAAACCAAAAGTTGTTTGAAGAACTTATCATCATTCAATCCCAATCCATTTACATTAGTTAATTGTTTTTTCCATTCATAGTATTCTTTTGTCTTATTTGGTGAAGTACTTAATTCATGAAAGTTCTTTGCTATTTCATATGCATCTATGATTCTATCTTTGGTCATTACATTGACAGATAATGATTGTATATTGGGGTCAGGTTGGAATATATTGTTGTCGTCAAATGGTAATTTCAATAATTTTTGTATGTGATACTTCAAATCTTTTGTGATATCTATGAATATGTTATCACGAGTCTTTTCATTTGTGATAATGTTATTATATAGCTCGTAATCCATTGTCAAATCTCCTTTTTTGTTTATTTCTGAACGCGTATACTTCATAATTGATTGATGCATTTTCAATAAATCTTCTTTAGTACTTCCCAACAACACTATGAGCGATATTGGCAAATAATGAAATGACGATTTATAAAATCCATATTGATATTTGTCCTTCAGAATACATTTATCTAAAGGATCTGAATTAGGCAATGTTCCTATATCACATGCCTTGTAACATTTACTATTAGAACTATCATAATATATGGAATTCCCTAAATGATAGTCTGGAATAGAAAACCAGTCATACCATTTCTCTTGACAATATTTATTTTTCCCTTGAAATAAAGGTATATTAGGGGGCTTGTCAATCAACTTTGTGACATCATTATATATCAACTTTTCAGGTAGAGTAATATCTATAGGAAGCATACAATATTCATTTGTATTGTTTATAGTCTTCCATGGATTTTTAGTACTCAATGCGCAGTTTTTATAAGCTATATCATTCTCTGTGCTACAAAGTGAGTATTTAAATTTGTTGTTGGAATTATTGATATATACATTTATTTCTGATTGTTCACTTGTTGGTATGAGATTATTAAAGTATTTGTCTTTACCAAATACACCATACATCTTTGCTGTTTCTATTGAACACACTTCACCAGTTGAAATGCTCTTTATGCTATAATCATCAATATCATTCATAATCACACATTTACCAGGATCTTCATCTGGAGAATCACTTGGTTGAATTCCAGAATCATTGTACACTTTTAGAAAATTATTTATATCATCTATATTTGAGTTCATTACTTTATTATAATATAAATTTTACAGAAAGCTACTCAAATCGTTTACATAACTATATCTCTTTGCCTTATCTTTATAGGTTTCTGTTTTACTGTCTATATCAAATACACATGTTTTACCATCAGTACTGTCTATTAAAATATTAGCTTTTTCCTTCACACTGTTCTTAAAATATGCATCACTACATGACAATGAATAGAAATTATCCTTCATCACCCAAGGTATTATGACTTCTTTCTTATCTGCTAATGATACCCCGTCTTTATTCTTCTGTTTCAAAAGAGATGGAGGAACATGAGCAATATCACTATAATTATATTCTGATTCAGGTATACTCCATTCAATATCATTTGGTCTTACCATTGTTAGTGATGTATCTTTTAGATTTAACGTATTTGATAATGAATTCTTATCAAATATGTCAGAATCTACTGTGAGGACGTTATCACTTCTTCCTCCAGTAATTTCACCACGATCCACGAGATCTGATGATGCTGGGACACCTGATATATATTGTATTCCGCTAGCTGCCATATTGTATCCATAACGAGCTTTATTGGTGATTGTTGATACTATCCCAGAATTCATGACACTATTTAATTTTGAATCCATATAGTTATTGAGACTTGTTAAAGGATTGGATATAACATTATCTACTGTAAATTCATATGTTGGTATACTAGGAAATGTAGGACGATATGTACTTAGATTGTTTACTTGTGTTGAAACTGTTTTATATGGGTTCCCAAAATTAAACAAATCTATTTCAGTAACATTCTTACAACTTGTTGATGATGAAGATCCTCTTGTATCACCAAATATTAGATATGAAATTCCATAAAATATCATTAAAATCACCAAAATGATGATTATGATAATGATAATTACAAATATTATACCAAATATTACTTTGAATGCAGGCACAGCAACACTTGATACAAGACGACCATTAAGAACACTACCAATACAATCTGTAATGTAATTTACTACTTTAGCGATGAACGCAACAAGTAATACAAAAGCCTTGCGAATACGCTTTACTATCCATTTAAAAACTGCCCATAGCGCAACTAAAATTCTACCAATCCAAGTAGCAATCCAAGCTATAAGGCCTGCTAACTTACCAAGAAAGTCTGAAAAGGTCTGAACTCCTGCTGCAGATTCAGTAGCTTCTCTTTGTTTTTGTGATTCTAATGCCTGAAAATTCTTATCTTTCAATGCAGCTTCTTTTGCATCATCATTTTGTTTTGATGCTTGTAAATTGGCATTCTCATTATTTACTTTTTCACTTTCTTTTTGAATATCATTGCTAATCCTTTCTTTCTTACTATTCATCCAATTGATATGTTTTGACATCTGATCTTGATTCATATTAGCATGAACTGTTGTATCTAATGGACCTTCAGAAATTTCGTAACCAGAACCTTTTTGTTTGATTTTTCTAGATCTCCCAAGTTTTTTAGAGGGTTTCATAATCTCTCTCTCTCTATTTGAATATATGATATAATATAATTACCATCAATCTACATTCGTGTCAAATTGTAATGATTTATAATATTATGAATTTATAATGAAACTGATTATAATAATATTAGCTATCTTACTTTGTTACATATATTGCTATTTCATATTTCCAAAAAATGTATCTATTATTCAAACATCACTTGAAGACTTTGATTTTCATTTACTATTGAAACGTCAACCACTGGTCATTGAAGATAGAGTTAAAGATATCATAATTGTACTTACATCATGGTTCTCTTACAATATCATACAAGATACAGAATTTGATACCAAACGACTATGGAATATAAATTCACACAAATATCTTTATTGTTATGCTCTTTCTGATACAGAAATATTACTCTATCCACCTGGTAACAATGTTATCAATGATACTCTAGATAACAGAGAACCTGTTCTTGGTATCCAATTGAAAGCATCACAGAGTATCATAATACCATTTCGTTGGTATTATAATATAAAAAATATTGAATGTATCAAATTATATGGTATACACGATTATGTTACTTATGCTATTGATATGGTAATGTAATTATTTTGCCTTAGCAACAATTGCCTTTGCTCTGGTAGTTTTCTTTTTCTGTTTTTCGGCAACAATACCGTTTTTATCATTCATATAATCCATAAGTACATATTGTTTATGTTTAGTCCACGACTCCATTAGTTCCATGAGTTCTCGTTTCCAGATTTGCTCAACAGAAGTGTTCTTGAGATCATTTAGTTTCTTTCCAAGTTCTTCAACTTCCTTCTCTAGGATAATCTTTCTATCATATGTTAGTTGTGAAATTGGCATTCGCAGGAGATAATTATAACCATTGTCATCTGTTGTATCATCTGAATCCTTACTGATCTTAGAATACTTGAGTTCCACCAGTCTTTCTGTGATTTCGGATATCTTCTTATTCATGATTACAATACGACCTTCAATCACATCAATGATGAATCTGATCTTTGCTGAAAGAATATTGTGATCTTTTTCCAATATCTTGATTTGATACTTCTTGCGTTCATCATATTTCACAATTCTCATTTTACACCATTCTTTGACAATACTAGATGTATTTTCATATTTCTTGATAGCACCTGATGTACTGTACAAATGCATGTTATTAATACTCATATTTTTTGGTGAAATAAGTTTAAATTCTGACTCAAACTTAGATCCAAGTTTTGTTCTGATATCACCATTGAACACTAGGATGAATTTTACATTCATTGACGTATAATGGCTTTCAAAGGATTTCAGATAGTTGGTATTAGCTGTTATCATTCCTTCAAGATGAGCCTTATAATCCTCTGTCCAAATGCCTACTGGTAACTCTGTGATCTCAAGAGTATTATCATCAATCCAACGATACACACCTGAGCTAACAAACGATCCAGTACTGGTCTTTTCTATTTTTCCTGTAAATCCAAGATACCATGGAGCATATTCTTGAATCTCCATATTAGCAATAGCATCAGCTCTATCCTTCTTACTCTTTGAAATTACATCACACACATTCAAGCATGTCTGTATAATCTCCTCTGGATTAAATTGTGGAATGTTTGTAGAGAAACCTGTACCAATACCTACTCCTCCATTCACCAATATCATGGGGATAATAGGAACATAGTATTCTGGTTCAATTGTCTGACCGTCTTCTTCTTGATAATCAAGAATGTTTGAATCTTCCTCCCTAAATATGAGTTTTGTAAGTTCTGCAAGGAGAGTGAAAATATACCTTGGAGATGATGCATCACTGCCACCAACTAGTCGTGACCCAAACTGTCCATTTGGTACAAGCAGATTGATATTATTTGTTCCAACAAATATTTGTGCCATACCAATAATAGCCTGTTGAAGAGATTGCTCACCGTGATGATATGCAGTTACTTCACTAACATTACCAGCAAGTTGTGCTACCTTGATTTCATTTGTATATAGTTTTCTTTTGAGACAAGCATATAAGATCTTTCGTGTGCTCTCTTTCAGACCATCACAAATATGATTGATTGACCTCTCTAGATCCCTGTTGCTGAAATGTATGAGATCTTTGTTGATGAATTCTTCATAATTCACATTAGGCATTGTATAATCAAGAACATCATCTTTTTGATATTTCATAAGCCATGACTTTCTATCATCTGCTCTCTTTTTATTAAAGGCTAGATCAATAGACTCATCAGATTGTGAAGTATGTTTATATGTAATTTTCTTCATTTCCTTGAAATATGATTTAGCTTCATCATCTTTAGAAGTTCCCAACCCCTTGTAATATTTGATCTTCCAAGATCCATTTTTTCCATCTGTTTCTGACCACTTTTTGTAATCAGACATATTATAGAATGATATGATATCTCCTCGCGAATTAGACGCTTTAATAATGGGAGTAAGCATTGACGTCAGAAACCCATCAATCTTGTATAGTGAAGGCCATAGGGATTGAAATACATTGAATAGAAGACCCTTGATATGACTACCATCATGATCCTGATCAGTCAAGATCATGATATTACCATATCGCAAGCTATTTATGTCAGTGTATTTCTTATTCTGTTCAAGACCCATGATTTTTTTGATGGCAGTTATTTCAGCGTTGTCTGAAATCTTTTGTACAGAAGCGTCCTTAACATTCATAACTTTACCACGAAGAGGAAATACACCATAACGATCTCTTCCTACAACACTCAATCCAGCAATAGCCATTGTTTTAGCTGAATCTCCCTCTGTAAGGATGAGGGTACAAATATGACTATCCTTTGTGCCTGCTAGATTGGCGTCATCCAACTTAGGAATGATAAGGCGTGAAGTTTTCTTACCATCTGTCTTAGTAAGCTTCTTTTGATTTTGAAATTCAGTATATGAAATTACCTTATCTACGATATTGGTCTTGTAAAGTTTTTCAATGAACTTATCTGAAATATCACATTTTGATCCAAATTTTGTCACTGGTGTAGTGAGAGTTTCCTTTGACTGACTGTCAAATGCTGGATTTACAATAGTACTCTTAATGAACACAAAGAGGTTATCTTTAAGAATTTGAGGTTTAATTGTCTTCTTCTTTTTAGATTCAATTACATCTGAAAGCTTCTTGATGATAGAGTTGGTTATAGTGTTAACATGTGTTCCTCCACGAATAGTATTGATACTATTTACAAAGGAAATTTGCTCATATGTGCCATTTTTGGAAAGACTGACTGCTACTTCCCATCTATCATTACACATTTCATAGATGAGAGGGTCTTCACCCTTGTTGATAAATAGCTCAGCATATTTCTCGAAATCTTTGACAGGAAGTTTATCTTCATTGAAATATACAGTTACTGTCTTACTAGTACAAGCAGCTGCATCAATAGTTCTTCTTTTAAAGAGTTCATATATATCATCTGTCATTCCTTTGAGACCAAATCGCTCATAATCTGGTAGGAATGAAATTTTAGTATATGGTTGTTTTGGTGTTGATTTCACAATAGGTTTATCTTTCTCCAACATGTTGTTCTTAAAGTTTTGGACAAAGCTACGATTCCTGTAGTGATCAACTGTTTCTACAGTGAATTGTTTTGAGAAGATATTTGTCAGTTTAAGACCATATCCACCCTTACCACCAATGATTTTTTCTTCTTGATGATTGTAATTGGTACTTGTGAGAAGTGTACCAGTGACCAATTCTGGAATATAGATTTGAAGAGATTCGTGTATAACTACATCAATTCCATTACCATCATTATACACTGATATGACACCTGTTTTCTTGTCAACTGTTACTTTGATATTTTTAACATGCTTGATGTTTTCTTTACCACCTGCTTCTTCAATAGTGAGGCGAACAGAGTGATCCATAGCATTTACAAGAACTTCATCAAAAATTTTGAGGAGCCCTGGAACATAGTTGATGTTTTTATTTTCCATCTTTTTAGAAGTCTCATTGTAGAGATAGAGGTCAAGGTTTGTTGAATTAATAGACCCTACATAAGTGTCTGGGATATTGTAAATATGTTCTCTTAGCTCATATTTTTTGTACTTGTCTTCAATCTTTTGAGCCATTGATTCTTCCTATAGATAAAAATTATGTTTACTACATAATCATTTTTTATTTTTATATGCTTATAAATTTCAGAATTTGATTTCATTAGCTACAAAAAAATAAATGGATATATTATCTAATTTGCTACAAGATGGTCATGAAAATATGTCATGATTTCATTGGCTATATCAGCAATATTTTTATTATCTACTTCTATACAGATGATGTTCATCTTGTTAATGAGAGCATTATTATAGATTTCTTCATGACTCCTGTGTATATGTTCAATATATTCAAGTGTGATGTTTTTTTCAGATGGTCTGTTTCTTTTTTTAATTCTTTTGAGGCAATTCTCCGGACTTGATCTAAGATAGATATATGAACTACTTGTCCATAGGCTTTCTGTTTTTTTGTGTAGATCTAGCAATATACTGTATTCAGTATCTGAGATCATTTTCAACTCATGTGCTGTTTTTATGAAAACGTTTTTTATGAAATATGGTCCTCTTTCCATTAATATAGTTGTTTTATCTGATTTTTCCTGTATCCAACAACGATCCAACCACACTCTTACCTGAAATTTGAATATGTCTTGATTTTCATACATTTTTGCTAGATAGGGTTCCCAATTATCCACTGGTTCAAGGTCAACAGGTAATTTGTAATTTTTGTGTAAGTAGTTCAATATACTTGTCTTACAACATCCAATATTTCCATCAATCGTTATGATAGGCATTAGTTAATTCATAATAAATATCATTTATATCATTTTTTCTATTTAAGGGGCTTGAGCATCTTTTGTTTTTTGACAATATAATTCATTGTCTTTTCAGTTACAATCTTTTTTTGTTGAAGATAGTTAAATAAACAATCAGTATGAAATCTGATGATGGTATATAGTTCACTTCTAACCTTATTGTTTGTTGTAACACCGTGATGTTTTAATATTACGTCAATATATTCAAGAATGATACTCTTCAGCATCTTGATATGTTTTGAATGTATAGATGACACACCTCCTATTTGAGGTCTTGCCTCACCTTTGCTGAAATCAACAGGGAGGATATCGCTTGTAGAATTTTTAGAATTATATTGAGGCTCAGAAATACCTAAGAAGGTTGCTGACCCCATACCTCCTGATTGTTTAGAATACACCACTTGGCATTTTGATTCAATATATTTCTTACCAACACTGAGTGTCTTGTCAGTTAATTGTGTAGTGTCATTTAAGATAGTTATCAGACAAAGCATGGTCACAATATTATAAACAATGTATTCTATTTGAAGTGCAACTTGCTCAATTATTTTTTTCCTGTCTTTCATTGCAACATTTATCTTGTGATCTATGAAATATTTGTCAGAAAACTGGAAAAGTTTGGCAAATATATGCATTTTCTAATTTATTATCAAGAAATTAATTCTCTCAGTATAATAAATATGGAAAAGAATATGTTTAACGGTCGCGTCAATATAATTTCAAAATCATCCCCATCTTTTGATTATTGTGAAACGCGCGATAGTGGTTCAAGTTCTACATCTGGGCATGATATTGTATCACGAACATTAGAACATACACCTGTTTCAGCTTTGTTTTTTTCCACTTTAAACATTGATGCTCTACAGAAGGGAATAACAAATTCAATATATAATAAATCAGGTGGTAAGTTCAATATAGGAAGACAGAGTGATATTGAACTGAAAATCATAATGAGATCATTTTATTTTGAATCCTTGAAGAACGGATCACCTGATATTTTACATACAATTATGACAGGGGAATATACTTCAGGTAAAGATGATACATTAGGACAGGTGAGAAAATTGAACAAAACTGTTTTGGAATGGATAGTTCCAAGAATTATGACAAATATACAACAATTTGAAAAATATAAACAGGATGTTAGTATATTACCTAGACCAATGGACAGACCCTCATTTTTGAGCATGTCTGGAACCAAAAGTTTAGAATTACAACCATTCATGTAAAAAATTTATACTATATTATTATAGAGAAGTGAAAATGTCATCATCCGATGCTGTAACAGTAGAACTTTCAAGTTTGTCAAGTGAGGAACAAGCTGAATTCAAGACGCAAAAAATGAAGATGTTCAAATTTACAGTAGCTGTATGTATAGTTTATGGTTTAATTGCCTTCATATCATTGATTGTCATATTTTTGACATCATGGGGGAAAAGAGTTTTATATAATGATATGTTTCCATTCTTCATAACTTTTATCATAGGAACTATTGTAATTGTTGTATGGTTGGCTAACGAAATTTATAATTTTCAACCTAAAAAACCTAAAGATGCTATTAGTTATGATGCAGAAATGTGTCCAGATTACTGGAAGCTTGAGAATATTGACAATAAATCATTTGTTGATGAAAATGGTAAACAGTATTTCAATGGAAAAATAAACAAAAACCATTTTAAATACAAATGTTCATTAGATACTGCTATATTTGATACCAAAAAACTTCAAGATTTTGATAATGACAAACAAGAAAATCAAAAGAAAAACTTTAAAATAGGAAGCAATGGCAGACTATATACTAACTTAGATAATAAGGCTAAAACAGGAATTAAAGACGATAGTCAATATGAAGCATTTAAATCTCATGCTGCCAATATGAATGGTTATACATATGCAAATGACTCTCTATCAGCTAATAACAATCTTGCTTTATCAGATGGTAATGAGACTTTTAATCCCCAGAAAGTTCCAATGTCATGTGATACTGTATATCCAATGTATCTATCTATGATGGATTCAGAAAATGTCAAAAAAAATCCTTCTGAACCTAGTAATAGGTATAGATGTGCATATTCTAAGGCATGTGGTATTTCCTGGACAGAGGCTGGGTGTTCTGCATAAAATCTTAATCTTGTAATATATTAGATTTAGTATGAATAAAAACGAGTGTTCTGATTTGGGCTTTTTAGTCACATTATATTTCATAAATGTTGTTTTATATTTCGTTACTTTCAGTTGGATGGTTATGCTGGAGAAAAGCAATTGTGAGTGTGGTGAAAACTGGAAACGGAATTATATAAAGTATTATATTGTTATCATGTTTTTTATCATATGTGCTATAGCTCTTACATTTATCACAAACATTACAACCTACTCTGATGATGTATTTACCTATGTAAAATATGCTATGTTATTAGCCGAAATAATATTTGTTGTGATAGTATTCTTGAATATGAGAGATTTGATTAAAAAAGGTTGTAATTGTCAGAAAGATAAAAATGCTAAGATATATGATAATATTGATATAATTATATGTATATCATCTATAGCCATAGCTTTTATATTTATGCTCAAAAGGATATAATTGAATTATTTCATGGGAGCCTTAATGGCACCTGCAGATTGATAGCTATCAAAAACAAAATCATCATATTTTAATGTATTTATCCAATTTATTTTTTCATCAATTGAAGCACTCTGTTCTGGTGCTTCCTTTGTTATATTCATTGTAGGTTGTGGTAAAATTGGATTTTTAAATTGAGTGTTGACAGCTTCTGTGTGTTCTTCATAAATATGAGCGTCTGTTATAGCAATCATAATGCGACATGGTTCTATATGAAGTACTTTGGCTATGATATGAGTGAGAATAGCAGTACTTGCTATATTGAATGGTAATCCAAGAAATAAATCAGAGCTTCTCATATTCATCATACAAGATAGCCCATTGCTATCCTTATAAAAAGTGTACAAAATATGACATGGTGGTAGAGCCATTTCTTGTAGCTGTTGTGGGTTCCATGATGATAATACTGCCCTTCTGCTAAATGAAGTTTTTGAAAGTTCTTCAATAATATATTTGATTTGATCAAATCCATCTGTGCCATTTTTTTTATATGATTTACCAAATGATCTCCATTGCCATCCGTATACAGGTCCTAGTTCGCCTTCTTCATAATGGGACAGACCGATTGAATCTAGGTATTCTCGTGTAGAATTTCCATTCCAAATATTGACACCTTTTTCTTGTAACTCCTTGGCATTTGTTGACCCTCTCAAAAACCATAACAGTTCTTCTATGATTCCTTTTGTGAACATTTTTTTTGTTGTTAGTAATGGGAAACACGTATTGATATTGTTAAAGGAGATTGTCTGTCCAAATGTTGACGTTACCATACCGTTACGGGTGTGTTTTTGTTCACCTGTATCTAGTGTATTTTTCAATAAGTCAATATAACCCTGTTCATTTGTATATGAGTTCATTTTGTATATGTTATAGGTAAAGTTTTATATGGTTCTTGTAAAGTTTTAAGTCCTTAAACCATAGGTTATTTATAGAAGACTGATTGAAGGAAGAGAGTACATATCAGTGAAAATTCTAAAAAAAATTCAAAGTTCTATAAAGTTTTAAGATTCTGTCTGACATGTACTCTTGAGTATATGGAACCTTGATAATATCAATGTTTACTATCAAATTAAGGTTCCTTAAACCATAGGTTATATATAGAAGAATTATTGAAGGAAAGAGAGTACATATCAGTGAAAATTCTTGATTTTGTTAGAACATTAAATAAATTTTAATAATGACACTGATATGTACTCTCTACTATGAATAAAAACGTATAAGAAATTATCAGCATTACTAATAAAAATGAACATCAAGATTTTCTGTATATTCATGATATATGTATATAACACTTACTTTTATAAGACACCTGCTATTACTTGGCATCAAGATAGATTTTACGCTTCAAAACACCTATGCTCAATTGAATATGTCAATCTAAGATCAGGTAAATCTAAAAACACAACTAATAATATAGATGTTAAAATTGGCAAATAATTTTTCCACTGTATTATATAGATCTACATATGGAAAAACTTCATAGTATTATTGAAAACACAGAATTAAGGCCTGTAATTGTGAATGAGCGTTCAAACTTTGTTGTAATAACATATTGGTGGGGGAGAGGTAATATTAATCTTAACACTCAAAAACCTTGCCGTGACGAACTTATTCAAGGTCAAGAACTCTCTGTACAACCAATAAAATTTGAAATAATGATTGATAAATGGAAGGAATATTGTAAAAAGGCAGGGTGTAACTATTTAGTTCAAGAATACCCCGAATTTGCAGTACCAGGAGGATATCAAATGGCTATCAATGCTAAACCCCTCTTCATTAAAAAGGCACTTGAATCTGTAGATGGTCGCTCAGTTGTATATATTGACGGTGATATGAGTGTAAATAATTACCCATCTATATTTGATATGAAAAACGTTGATTTTATGGCAAGAGGTTGGAATATAGATCCCCGTTCTAATATTCATTATCTATCAAAGAACAGACCAATCTGCTTTGATCCATTCGTTTTTGAAACATCAGGAGGAACCATGTATTTTGGTAACACAGAAAATAGTCGCAAATTACTTGATATGTGGGCAAACACTTCATCTCTAAAAATGTTTGAAGGCAAGGCAGATGATAGAATATTGAGTATGATAATAAGTTCAAAGAAACTGTATATCAAAATGAACATATTACAACTTCCAATTGAATATCTATGGTTAACTGATAATTATGAACCTGAAAAGAAAGAAAACCAATACTTAAATAAGGTTCATTATGACAAGAAAAGTATAATGTTTGAACATGCCGCTTGTTTAACATCTGAAGAGAAAGCAGTTGAACAAGGAGCTGCTACTAACAGACAACCTAAATTCTATGATAAACTTCTAGAAGATATAATTGAATGCCAGACAGAAGGTGGTATATTTTTTGAACATATCATATTTGAATCACTTGAACAATCATTGCCTTGGGCAAAATACCTTCGCTATGTTTCTACAGCAAAATTATACAAGGACGACGAAGGTGAAACTATACACCCTTATTACGTTGTTCCTTATAAAAAGGTGTATGGTGATGGCAAAAATGATATAGCTATCAGAAATGTTGATAAAACAAAGGTATTTATAAAAGTATTTCAAAAAATGCAGTTGCCCAATGACTATGTTAAAATAGCATATGATAAAGCTATGCGTTATTCAAACGGAATAATATACACGCCAGATATAATCCCAACTATAATGGCTCTACATTTTCTTAAAATATCTGTTATATATTTACCATCTAACTATGACCTAAATTTACTAAGAAGGGTTATGACATCTAGACATGATTATGAACTGAGTGTTAGAATTCAGAATGAAGATGAGAATTATCCCATATTTGATAAAAAATCTCCTATTTATATGGCTTGTAATTCTCGTGTTCTTAATCACATAATTAAGATGTCAGCTGATATAGACGAATTAAATAAAAATGTAAAACTATGTGCTCTCTTTATTCAATTAATCAGATGCAATTTTTTGATACATGGTAGCAATTCTGTCTCTAACACAAAACGCGTGCGTTCACTAGACAGAAGCAATAGATCACTTGATTCTTCTGTAAGATCAAAAGAACTAAAAACATCATTTTCAAAATTATCATCATTAAATAAGAAAACAAATGTTAGAAATATAGAGTCCAAATTAAGTCTTGCTATATAATTTATTTATGTTTATTATTATAACGTGATATACTTTCTAATGCTGTGTTATAGTCGTAATTTCTCTTATCAGTCCCGTCTATATACGCAAGACCATAATCAATAATTTTGATTGTCCATTTTTTATTTATTCTTTTTACCATGATATTGGTTTCACAATATAAGTCATAATGTATAACATCAATATCTTGTAACATATCGCATGCTATTTTGAGTTGCTTCATTAATATTTCATAATTGTCCCTTGATATGCGATTGATGTAATAACGCATGGTATGTTTACCTGAATGTTCAAATACAAGAATATTACATGGTAATTGTTTGTGTTCTTCTGAAATAATTGGAATCATGAAATCAAATGGCATCACATTATTATGAACTTGTAATAAACATATGTGATGACTTTTGTCTGACAGATTTTCATTGACGTATGCGTTCATCTGTAATTCGCGATCATATTCTTCTCGTAATTTGCTGTTATTTTGTAAGTAAAATACCTTCGCAAAATAAGGCACTTTGTTATCTGTATATGTGAGACATATCAGATCTTTTGTTTTTTTGATGATACAAACATTAGTCATGTATGTTATTCTAACAGTTATTGTTCAAACATGTTGATCATTTTTTTCAAGTTTATATCAATTACCTGTAATATGTATACAGACATACAAAATAAAACATATAAATATAAGATCAGTATAATAATAAAAAGATGAAATCGTTGTTAGTGTTCCTGTTTTTCATCAATACTGTGACAGCATATTTACCTACGATACCGTTTAACAAATGGCATTGTATAGATTTTGAAAAGAATATAGATAAATCAATTCCATATTCATATAACGTAGGAGATTTGCCTCTAGTATCTTGGTTTGATGAACGTGGAAAACCTCATACGACAGTAAACATCTGTGAACACATGGGTTCTAAATTGGATGAAGGAAAAATTCATAAAGGTTGTCTACAATGTCCATATCATGGTCTGACATATGACGAAAAAAAAACATTTGGAGATACTATCGTATTTCAAGATAAATTGTGGTGGAGTTATGAACCTATCCAAAAAAAACCACCATCTATTCCATTTTATAGTAACAAAAATTTTGAAACTTCATTCATTAAAATTGACGTTGATGCATCGGTTAAAGATTGTATTATAAATACTATGGATATCAATCATCCAGAATTTATCCATAATAGTGTACTTGGTTTTGGAAGTAATTTTCCGCCAACAAATATCAAAACTATTCAATATCCCAATAATGATATGAAAATTGGTTTGTCATTTAATTATAAGTCTACAAGCAAGTTGGCTCAATTTAAAAAGGAACTCCATCAATCTGCTAATTTTCATATATATGAATTTCCATATACATCATGGTCTAGAGTTTCATTGCCAACAAATGAACATCTATATGTTAATGTCAATATGCTTCCATTGTCTAGAAACAAAACTAGATGGTTGGTCACATTGAAACATAATTATTGGAAAACTAACATTGAAAAGCATTTTATGAAATTCGCTGCGAACTGTATTCTATATCAAGATCAACAACAAATGAAACGACAGGCGGACGATTCTATTTTGAAAAGTCTCGTAATAAATAAAACACAATTAAATAACGAAGAACATCTAATTCCAATCAACAAAATATTGGATAATTATAAATACCCTTCTAACGAAATGGTTGTAATGCTGTATAATTATCATTTGACAAAACGTTAAGTTTTATTGAAAAACTTCATGAATCTATCTTCTTATTTTTTTCCCATTTTCGCGGACGTCCGCGTTTAAGAGGTACAAGCCCTAATTTCTCCCTTTTCCTTTTTTTCGCCTCTCGCTTATCGTGAACACGAAGACTATCAAGAGCCTTGTTTATTCCCGATTTTCGAACTTTGTTTGCCTTCCTGATAACGTCATACGTCTTGCCATAATTACAAAATATCTCCGAATTCGCCCAGATCTTTTGAGTGCTTATCAACGATACCGCTGTCATCTTCCCCTTGCGAACTTGTCCGAAACCACTGATCATCGCGTTATTTTTGACAATTCTTCCCTTTATCCTCTCGAATCTGGCATCGTTCGCGCACCAAGCAAGATGTTTTCCCTTAAATTCATCACATTCGGGGCGAATCATGCTCATATTATTACATAGAGCAATTGATTGCCGATCGGCACCAACGAGATGTGATGAAATTACATTACCAACAAAATGCGCAATCGTCGTCTTGGGTGGAATATCTTCAGATGCTCGCAAACTGTATCCCTTGTCAGACCTTGACCTCCTATTTAACTTTGTGTAGTCAAAAATACAAATAAGTGGTCCATTATTAATTGCTCTCGTATTGTTGCTTCCCAAAGACCCGCAAAATGATGCGATATCTTCCATAGGACGCTCCGCAATTTCTAGGAAAGAAATTTCCTTTTTTCCCTTCATTTCCTGAAAAATTCATAATTTTTGTTCAGAAATTACTTAACATTTAATTTAGTTCATTTCCGAAATTGCCTCGGTTCATCACCGAAATTGCCTCGGTTCATCACCGAAATTGCCTCGGTTCATCATTAAAAACATGCGTGCCTTACCAACTACCCTGGTGGAAGTGAAATTCTCAAAAAAAATTGATTGCTTTTAAATACTGACAAATTCTATTTTGGTCAAAAAATAATTTATGGTTCGAATCTCGTCGATGACATTTTTTACAAAATCATAAAAAAATTACTAAAAATTTTTTTTTAGGTGTTTTTGACCCGGATTTTTTGCCAATAATAGAAACTTATCTTTATACAAATATAACAGTCTCTAACAACTAAAAGTGTTATCAAGAAAGTACATTTTTATTTGTTGGAATAGCTAAAAATGGTCAAATTCTCTGAAAATTAAGGATTTTTTATCTTTTGATCTCAATTTTTTTAGGGCTTCACGACAATGTTTTTAATCAATATCAACCAAGATACACCAATGACAAAAATCTCAATCGTACAGACTTCTTAGTTTGAAAGATAAAGAATATTTCAACATATTATATAAAAAAATGACTTCTTACTATAATAAATAGTTTGTTATATAAAATGCATACTGGTATTATTTCTTTTGCCGATAGAATTGTTCATAACATTAAAACAAATGATATGAAGGATTTAATCTTGGATCATCTATATTCATTATATGGAATAAAAATTATTCAAAAACAATATCATAAACTAGATGAGAATAATGTTAAATACATATTGACGAATCATCATATGTGTAATTTGCGAAGCAATGGTAATCCATATTATATGTTCTTTACATTACATAATGACATTCCTATCATCTATTTCATCGATAAAAAAGTTCATCCGGGTTATCAAAAACCGCGTATCCTACTTGTAAGAGGAATGTTTGACGAAAAATTATATCAAAATACTCTCATTGATGGCGAAATGGTGAAATGTATTGATGGAAAATGGGTTTTCCTATTTAATGATATCCTAGTATACGAAGGTAAATATCTTATTAAAATGAATCTACATGATAGGCTCAAGATCTTGTATAATTTACTTGAAAATCAATATACACCTGATTCAATTATTGATGTATGCGAATATAAGGTTAAGGTATATTACGAATTGTTCCAAGAGAGTATTACTGTGCTCATAGAAATGTCCAAAAAACTCAATTATACGTGTAGAGGCATATATATGTGGTCATCTGACCTAAGATACAAACATAAATTATATAACTTTAATGAAGAAAATATCATCAGTGTCGTTAGGAAGGTAAAAGATGAAACTGAATTTCAGATGAAGAAAAATAATGAAAATATTCCAACTTTGCCAGTCACACAACCATCGCATACACAAACTATTATCATTAAAAGATCAGATGACGCATCAGAAAGAATAATGTGGGTGGCGCAAACAGACAACCCAGATGTATATAACTTATTTGATTCAGAAAATACATTAACTTCACAGAAAATAGGTGTAGCATTGATACCTAATTTGCTTACAAGCAAGATGCTGCGCGTTGGATTCAAGAATAAAAACGCAGCTACTATGTTGAAGGTTTCATGTGTATACAATGATACATTTAATAAATGGTACCCAGTTGAAATAAAATAAATCATAAATATAGAAATCATGTTTGATATATCGCGCCAAGCATACTTTTATATGTCCGTTTGGATAGTCACATCTGTCATAAATATGATAGCCACAGCGTATTTGTTTGGTGCAAGTGGTTTGCTTTCTTATATAGTATCTTCTATTATCATGCTCCCTGTCCTTTTATTATATTTATATAATATTGATTGTCTGACGTATGGTAATTGTGAAACATGGAGTTGGATTATTACAATTGTGATGTCTATAGGATTAATATTTTTTACATTATCTATGCTTTATCTTGCTTTATTCAAATCATCATTCCAGGCGGCTTTCGGGCCAATAGATGTAGAACCAACTGTCAAAGATGTCAAAGATGTCAAAGATGTCAAAGATGTCAAAGATGTCAAAGATGTTAAAGATGTCAAAGATGATTCAAAAAAATAAACTAAATAGATGTTATTATTTTTGTGGTGTAGGATAATTTTCAGAATCTGATATATCGTCTATATGACTAGATTTAACATCATCATAACCACCTACCACTTTTTTATTTTTGATATGTTCTAATTCTTTGCTCACAATATTATATAGGTTAACCATTGATATTCTTTCAAATGGATTAACCTTAAAGCATCTATCATGTATGAATGTTACAAATTGTTTTTGTCTGTCTGACGTGTAAATAATTCTTTTATTGAGAGATGATATAATAAATGCTAATGAAAATACATCAACCTTAAGAGCCAACTTTGTTGTAAATATTTGTTTAACCTTTTTAAACCCCTTTAATTTAATAGTTTCTGCAAATTCTCTGAGGCCTTGACGATATTTTTGAGCCATTGAATCATTTTTATATAAATATGATTGCCTGAATAACCCATATTTTTCTGAAATAGATTCTATGTCATTTAATGTCTCCATAAACTTTTCATTGTTTTGATCAAGTATTTTACTATTGTATATCATAAAACCAGCTATCATGAATTCAGGAGGGTAATACTTATATTTGTGTAATAGAGTTGATATATTGTTTTTGATATATACTTTATTAGAATACACGGAGAGACCGAAATCTATCAAACTTATTTTATTATTGGACACCAGAACGTTATTTGGTTTAATATCACCATGAACCATATTATTATTTTGTAATATTACCATTCCTTTTATAAACTGATGAAACATTTTCAAAAACTTATTATATGATATATTTGGAGATTCTCTACATTCCACGCCACCATTTTCCAGTATAATTTGAAAATAGTTATTTTTCTCTCCATTTAAACAAGAAATTACATTGCGACTATTTTTCAAACTAATCTTATTAATCTTACTGGCTCCTTTTAATTTGACAGTAAACATCCCATGTGGATCTATATCTTGGATCTTCTTAAGAATATTAAGCTCCTCTGTAAATGTTTTTTTCCCTCTGATAAATAACTTACCCACATCATCTTTATTTCTGTCCTTATATTCAATATATTTTTCTAATAAATACTTGTTTCCACTTATAGGTGGTGTTATTACGCACCCATATGACCCTGAATCTATCAACCGAACATTTACGGGTTTAGTATCTGAGCTAGATTTGCTTTTGTATCCACTTTTTCTTTTACACCTATCTGTGATAACATTAAGTTCACTTCCTTGCGGGCAAATGTTTCTACAGCCTTTCCTGCGTATCCACTGACAAGATACTGAACACTTCCTTTTCTTTAACTTGGAACATACTGTCATTTTCTATTTCTATAGCATATAATATTATGAAATATTATGAAATATTATGAAGCTCTATCCATTCAAGAACATCAGCTAGAGAACTCCTCTCAAAAGGATTCAATGAATATGTCATATCATATAATTCTTTTATAGCATTCTTTTGATCATTGTTAGAAAATACGACATTATTGAATAAGGATAGTAATACAAATGATGAAGAATATAAATCAGATTTCAGTGCTAATTCTTCTGTAAATAGCTCTTTAAAACTGACAATATTTCTTTTTTTTATTTCAGATAGCATATTTTGAAAACACTTTAAATAAGTCTCTAAATTATATTTCTGATTCTTCTGGTATTTGTAAAAGTGAATGTGATAATAATCTTTTATTACATCATTAAGTGTCGTTAGATTCAAAAATACATTATCTATTTTATCATTAAACGTCAACTCATTAGGTTCTTGAAAAAAAAGATGCGCTACATAGAATTCTGGTGGATGATACATATACTTGTCTTCCAATAAAAAATCACTCGCGTCTTTATCATAAACTTCGTCTATATCACACGATAATCCGAAATCAATTATATTGATTTGTTTACCATCATATAGCACATTAGCTGGTTTCAAATCTCTGTGAATGATATTATTTTTTTGTAAGACATCAAGGCCTTTATAAAACCCATGCATCAGTGATATAAATTTTTCATAAGATATTTTTTCGGTCATTTTATGAAGATTTATTCCACCATATCCTAGGACTATCTGATATATTTTACCTATACCTTCTGCTTTGAGTTTTTGTAATAAGTCTACTTCGTCTTTTAAATCAACTGTATTAATTGTTGACGCACCTTTAAAAGGAACTGTGAAATCAGTATAATTATCAATTTCAGATATTTTCACCAATATATTGAATTCTCTTGTAAAATCTTCAATATTGTTTTCATGATAAATAAATAATTTTGTCACATCTGTCGGGCACTGATCGTGATATGAAACATACCATCTATAACATGCTATTTCCTTGACCACCGGTGCTATAACTATACAATATTTACCTTGTCCTAGTATATTATATTTGGAATTATTACTACTCATAATATATGTAATTGCAGAAAAAATATTTGAAAGGATTATGATTTTGACTTGATATGTGATAATATAGGTATTTTACACTTATATAATGAAGCTATTCTAACAATGTTACAATTATTAACATACTTATTTGTAAAATATAAACGCGTTTTCTTGCCACCTGTTTTAAGTGGAATCTGTTGATTTGATATCATTCTGTCCTTCCCTTGGTTACTTGCGTTACTTACGTTACTTGCGTTCCCTTGGTTACTTACGTTACTTACGTTCCCTTGGTTACTTACGTTACTTGCGTTACTTGCGTTACTTGCGTTCCCTTGGTTACTTGCGTTCCCTTGGTTACTTGCGTTACTTGCGTTACTTGCGTTCCCTTGGTTACTTGCGTTACTTGCGTTACTTATGATCTCCAACATTGATGATACACTTGGTCTTAAGAATGGATTATATTCAGAAGACATTTTTTCCAATCGCATAAAGAGTTTTTTTTCTTCATCATTTGTGTATATAATCTTTGATGCTAATTCTTTGAAAACAAAACTTAGTGAAAATATATCACAATTGTATGCCATTCTTTCATTAAATACTTCATCGTAACTTAAGTTTCGTTTCTTTATTTCATTAATAAAATTTACAATTTCCGATTTTACTATAGGAATATGTGTTTTAATGAAAAGTTTTTCAAAAAACTCATGTTCCATGAAACGAATAACATCATCAAGTTTCATTAGAAATGTTTCCTTATCGTTCTTATATTTCAAAAGGAGAGATGATACAAAGAACTCTGGTGGATAATATGGATAGACATATGATAACACTCTATAATTGGTATTAGAGAATACATCTTGTGCCTTCTCAGATATTCCAAAGTCAATCAATGATATTTTGGAATCAGACACCAAAACATTTGCTGGCTTGATATCCCTATGAATAATTTCTTTAGAATGCATTTCTTTTATTCCTTTAAGAAATACTGTTAACATTTTGATACATTTAGAGAAGGGTATACTATATCTGGTTACATCTGATAATTCTTTGCCACCATAAGCTAATACAATCTGATATATATCAACAGACGCTGCCTGAGAAACATTTAGACATTTGTTTACATTTTCTAACTTTATAGATGAGCTATTTATGGAAAATGCTCCCTTCAGAGCAACTGTAAAAGTACTATTTGGATCAATTTTCTGAACAGCAGTTAAAAGATTGAGTTCCTTCTTGAATGAGCTAATGTTATCTGGTTTGAACAATTTACCAACATCATCGTCTCGTATATTAGTATACTCTACATATTTCTTGACATATTGATTTTTTAAAGGAGGTTGTATGACACATCCATATGAACCTTCACCTATTAATTTCGGTTGTTTAATAATGCTATTGTCTGTCATCTATAGTAATTATAGAATTATTTTTGATGTATTATTTTTTAGCATATAATGAACATTTACGTTACCAATTGGTAAGTCAGATGATAAACGACAAGACATATCATTTAAAATCTCATCATTTTGAATAAGCATTGTCTCGTATTTAGGAGACTCCATACTAGGCTTATAAATAAGCTCATTTTCAAAACCTTTATTATTTATCATTACGTTATCATCATATAATGATATGGTTTCCGAGGGTTTTTTGCTTTCAATATATATTTTTTCAACAGGTCTATTTTTATTTATTAAATGTTTAGGCGGGCATCTCACTCTATCTTTTTCGCGACTTTCATGTGTAAACATAAAATAAATGATAACAACTATCAATAATAATACACAAATAGATATGACTTGAAAAATATTCATTTAGGTAATTTTACACTTACTAAATAATGATATTTTATTCTTCATCTTCTATAAATTCATATTTTACTTTTTCTTTATCTTTTGTGGTGCTATTTACCAAGGTGTCGTCTATGTAATATTGAACATTGTAATTATTAGTATTATAGTACTTGATTCGTGTAAATCCTTTTCTTACAAATAATGAGAATTCATCCCATATGTCAATACAAAGAGGGATGTATTTGCGTTCAGAAGGTTTTTCTCTCAAGATCCTACCAAGGGACTGTTGAACGTCTGATATAGGGCTGGCAAATATGACAGTGTTTAGGGTTGGAATATTCATACCTTCAGCTGCCATCTGAAATGTCGCCAGAATAATCTGTTTGGACGCTGAAATATCTAGTTCCGATTGTGTGAGCCCGCCTACATAATATCCAACCTCTGACACTAAACCCGCTTTGATAACTAGATCCTCAAATGTTGTCAATTGCTGGCGTCTTTCACTAAGTATGAGAATCTTTCTATTTGGTTCATTCTTCAGCACTCGTTGTAATACTTTCACTATATACTGCATTCTTGGCATAAATGAACATATATTATTGATCATGGCTGAATTGTTAGGTTTACCATTCCAAAGTTGTTTATTACCACTATATGAGACATCTGGATCATAGTATTTATGTATTTCAATATTAACTTCAATTGTTTCTTTATTGATATGTTTGTAAACTGATTTACCAATATAATATTCAAAGACCTTTCTCATACCATCTTTCCTATTTAGTGTCGCACTGAGACCCAATATCATTGATACGTTCAACTTTTGAAAAGCTCTACAAAATACTTCAGCACCTAAATGATGAACCTCGTCAATAATCACCAAACCAAATTGTTTGAATATATCCATATCGTAATTACGCATAGCAAGGGATTGAAGAGACGCTATAACAATATCCTTACCTTCTACGTCTACTTTTGACTGTTTGATGATACCTACTTTCGCATTAGGAACAAACTGTTTAACTGTATCTAGGAATTGTTGATTTAAGAAATCTTTATGAGAAACGAACATTGTCTTCTTTTTAAAGTGACAAGCAATGTAAACACTCATGATGGTCTTTCCGAAACCGCATGGAACTGATATGATTCCTCCGCGTTTAAGAGGATCGGATGCGGCTTTGATGAATTTTTGAACTGGATCCAATTGTTGTTCTCTGAGTGTTCCTTCAAAATTCAAGTTTTCACAATGTATTCCATCAGATAATGTACATTTACCAGGTAACCCATAATGTTGTAATCCATAGTATCGCGGGACGTATATACGTTTTTCATTCTCTGTGTAAATTTGAAATGATTTAGGAGTTTCTGATTGTAGAGAAAAGTTGACACTTGGAGTCATAGTGAGCTCTTCTTTAATTTTCATTACCATATCATTGTTTGTTTTGAGAATACCGTAACCATTAATTGATAATATATTAGTCATATTAGCTATATATGTATTAACATACTTGTAGTGTGTCATTTTTTTATATAATTCTTAGAATAGATAAAGATGTTCAAAGAGACACTGAGGATATTTGCTGTGTTGTTATTAATCATCATAGCAGTTATGGACGATTTTCCTGTGTATAATAAGATGAAAGATGTAACAACTCAACTATTATTAGCAGTTGTTGTCATATCTTGTATCTATTTTGACACAACTTTTGGGTTCATACTCGGTCTTGTTCTAATGCTTATTTATTATGAAATATATAAGAAAATAAAGGTTGCCGTAGACGATATTGAAATTGCTAAAGTAATAGGTCCATATAATGAAAGTTCTACTAGTACAATTCCAGAAGCATCTAACGCATCATGTAGTATAATCAAATTAGATTACATCTCTAAAGAGCACCTATTGGCTGTACAAAATAACATTTTTGACACGAATAATTATACATCAGAGGTAAAAGGTGTGGATAAAGGTTTTAATAACGAAGATGTATATGGCGCACAAGGCCTGGATATAGATCACCTCAATTATATAGGTTATTCAAGTGGAGAACATGCTATGATCTAACAATATAGTAATAATGATATCAATCAGTAACTTAATGAAACAGAGTACATATGTGTTTGAATTTTAATTTATTATGAAACTTTTACTAAATTCTTTATTTTTGTTAGATATGTACTCTCCTTCAAACAATCCTATCAAACTTTGAGGGGGCTTAAGGAAACACGGGCTTGAAAGTTTTTCAAAAGTTTTTAAATATTTTAGGAGGGTAGGAGAGAGAGAGTAGGAAAATGCTAAATTATGGTGTGTAAGTGATAAATTTTTTTTATCAAAACTCTACCGGTTTAGTAAGCGAGTGATAAGAAATGATAAGTAGTGATAAATATTTATCAATTTATCACTTTTGTATAAATAAAATTCTGCCAAAAAAATCAAAAGGTGACATACAAATGTTAAGAAAATAATTAAATTATACGAAAAAAGATAAATAAAATTTATAGAAATAAAACCCCTAAAAAATGAAAAAATCGTCCTAAAAAGTGAAAAAATCAGGCTAAATAGTGAAAAAATAAGGCTAAACAGCAAAAAAATCAGACTCTGTAACTTTTGTCTCATATTTGAATATATTTTGGAGCAGTTGCGTCATATGTTTTATTATAATACATATTTAAAAATAATTCACGAAAAGATAAATATTTTCAGGTATAAATGCACCGCGTCAGTCTTACAACAATTCAAAATACATGAGTGAATAAATTATAGAAAATATCATCAGAGTATTCAAAATACATTCCTTTCCACTTATATGAACAAGAACAGACGCTGGTAACATTTTCATGACATATTGTAATACATTGCTACTATATATAAGATACATCAATGCAGTTATTATCATGGCTTTCTTAGCTAATTCTATATCGACCAAACTCTTCTTGGTGACAGAATTGAATTTAATACTTTCTTGTGTTTGTATATTTTGTTGATTTACATATTGTGGTGTATGTTGAGCAAGTTCTGGTATCTGTTGTTGAGACGGTTGAGGAACATGTATTTGATATGTTTGCTCAGGGGGTGTGTTACCAATCATTTCATTCTCAAACTCTTTCAATACATTTTGGATCATAGGATCATCAATATCTTGTTCTGACTGTGAAGTCTTAAGGGGTAGATTGTTTATCGGCGTGGACATGGACATAGGAGTATGATTATTCATCGCATTTGGCATAGTAGTCATAATCTATTTATATGATTAAAACAAAAATAATAGTATAGATAACACGCGGACTTTTAGTAATCTGATATAAATGATTTGACCACATTGATTTTATTTTCAGGAGTAGTATTTACATCATATGGATTCAGAATTTTTTGTTCCTCTGTACATTTGACAACATATGGTTCATATTTATAACAAGTATCTTCTAGTTTAAAAACGTTTCCTTGAATTTCTGTTACATATGGGGCATAATATACAGTACAATTATCTTTACAAACTCTATGGAATAATAGAGCAATCGCTAGACCGAATATGCCACTTACAAACTTTTGGCCAAATGATGTATACATTAACTTATCTACTACAAGCCTCAAATCCATTCAATGTATCTATATTTTTTACATATTATTTATATGATCGGTTGCATTAATGCCTCATTTGTACATTTCACTTCTTTTACATGGAACTTATAACAATCTTCACTAAGACCTTTATATGTTAATTTATCAGTATTGTAGGGTGTTGGATATTTGATGATTATCCTTGGTTTAGGACTATCCAGATATACGTAAAATATTCCTACTATAAATGCGATAAAGAAATAGAATATATTGAATTGAAATTTTTTTTCCATTCTATTTACTAATTATATTTTTTCATAGTGTATCATATATGGAGTGGGATATTTCATATTGGCTTTGAACACATTTGAGCCCCCTTCTTTTGTCAGCATATCATATGATTCTATATCATCGTCCGAATATTCATACCATTTATTGTTCTGATATGATAAATATGTATAATGTCCTGATTTCATTGTTCTGCCATAATGAACAACGATACCTTTAATCAAATAGTTTTGGTCCTTGATTTTCAATTTATTTGGGATTGTAATATTGGATTTATTCTTTGATATTAAATCTTCTCCGAATACCCCCAGTGTTATATTTAGTGAATCAGGGATTGTCATCAATCTCTCTGTTTTGGTAAAAGGTATGCGCATTTCACCATCTGATATTTTCGCATTTTTTCCATTAATCTTATATTTTAAGCACCTATAGTAATTGTCTTCGTCTGTTATATTCTCAGGTATACCTTTTACCATAGCATCCAAATGATCTGCAATATCTGTATTTGTATTATTTAATGGTATAATAATATTTTTACCTGGTGTAATATCAGGTTTCTTGACATCAAGGCATTTGATATTCTTATCGTCAATCACTATATTATCTGGAAACGTAATGGAGGTAGCTATTGTGACATTTGTATATTTAGAAAAAACATCACCAATTTCATCACTGAAAACTTCTGTTAATTTATTAACAAATTCCGAAGAATCATTCTGTTTTTTGACATTGAATTTATCCTCCTTATTTTTTATCACATTATTGAGTTCGCTTACAAGATTAAGTATTTGGTCCTTGTCTATATTTTTTTCCATATATGAATTATATAATTCTATATATGCTTTAATTACCTTATTTTCAGACTCTGATGATAATATAATCTTGTTTAACTTATCATTATGGAATAACATCTGAATTCCTGAATTTATATAACAAGAATTACCCATATTTATAATACCATATAGATCAGTATCTTCGGGCATATCATTATTAGACTCATGTAATGGAACAATCGGTGAAGGAACCTTTTTTGTTGCTTTTGAATCAGCAATAATTTTAGTAGTTTTGGGTACCTTACTTGGTTTTTCGGTTTTTATATCACCTACGTGATCTCCGGACACCGGTTGTGGTTGTTTCTTTTTCAATACCCTTGAATTAGGTGATACACATATGTTAGTAGCAGGATTTAATACTTTTCCAGGAGGACACTTCTTAAGTTTTTTAATGGCTTGTTCTGGAATATCCATGGGTTCCATCGGTTCCATCGGTTCCGGTCTTTTAAACCGCTCATTATAAGGTTTTATTACAGTTGTAGTGTATATTTCGGGAATGTCTTTAAAATTAAACCTCATTGTAATTAATTTATTCAATAAGTCTTTCGATTTACTATGTGTCCATTCCTTTAATATATTTTCACGTTCCTGTAAAAAACCTTCATACAATTCGTTTTGAATTGACCTTGGTGTGTTGTATAAATCATCAAATTCTATTTTAGAAGTATTATCAGCAATAAGTTTCTCTTTTAATTTCGCTTCGTATTTTTGAATAGCAAGCTTTACCTTTGTGATTGGGTAGGAATGTTTGTCCTCCATATGATTAAAGAGTAATTCTGATATATTACGGATATCAACCATAATACAAGTTATAATCTAATATTAAAAAATAATTTTATCTCAAGGGTTGTGTTTGTTCGAATAAACTTTTAAAATAAGAATCTAGATTTTCCTTTTCTGATAACTGATCCTCGTATTCTGATCTAGGAACGTACTTTATTACTGTCTTATGTTTCGGGCAAACTGATAAATTACTATAATAGCCTTGTATTATTAACACTGTTCCGACAAACAATAAGAATATGGCTATGCTTTTCATCTTATAATAAAATATAGAAAAATAATTGTATAATTAATTCACGATTTCATTTGAATCTTCGGCTGCTTTTCTCTCAGACCATGGATCTACCTTCTCAAATGTATCTGTCAATTCACCGACATCAGAAGTATTTTTTGTAGTATTTACATTCTCCTGTCGTCGTTTCTCAAATACCTGATCTCTACTTTCAATATTTTCATTATATTTCTTCATAAGAGTATTTAGCTGAGTCTCAGCATATTCCTGATTCTGGAGATCATTGGGATTTGGTGACCAAGGACACCAACATCCTACTTCACCAATGAAAATATCAAATTTGTTATCAACTTTCTTGATAAATTCAGAACGGTTCTTGGCCTCGTCAATTGAATCAAATACACCACGTACCTTGATACCCCGAACAGTTGTCTGGAAATTGTTATCTCTATGATAATCAGATTCAATATCTGCCGAATTTACAGATTTAAAGAAATTGTATTGATCATTCATCTCTTTTTCATCAGAAATATAAGAATGATTGTTGCGAATACTTTCAATCATCTCCTTTGATTCGGGAAATTTAGCTTTAATACCATCAAACAATGTATTCATATCCTTGCCAAACTGCTTTAGAAATCGTGAAAAATAATATGCTTCTTTATTAGCAATTACATCTTCTGGGCTAAGAAATGACAATAGTACATAGTTTTGTCCTCGGATTGATTTATCAACGTCAAGATAATCAACTTCTTTAGTACTTACTACGGATCCTGACATTATTATGGGTAATTATATGATAATAATCTTATATCATTTTCAAAAAAAATATTATCTTTTAATAGTAACAAGAATAATAAATATAATGGAATACTCTATTGATTTTTGGGAAGCCCTAACCCGTCTTATAAAATACATGTTAGAAGGTCTCGCTGTCGCAATAGTCGCTTATGTCCTCCCTAAGTCTAAACTTCAATCAAATGAAGTCCTCGTAATCGCTCTTTCTGCGGCATGCGTGTTCTCTATTCTTGATCTATTGGCACCCGCTGTATCCGCTGGTGCAAGACAAGGTGTCGGTCTTGGAGCTGGATTCAAGATGATTGGATTTGGCCCAGTCTAATAAATTATTATCATATAATTTACTACAATAATAATCATTTTTATAAACATCAATTATAGAGACGGTGATGAAATGAATTCATAATTCAATTCCTCGCATATTTTTCTCCATATCTGATCTTGAACATATAGCTTTTCTCGGCTTTTCAATAAAGGAAAATATTTAAGATATTCATTTAGACCTAGAATCTGGAAAAACTTATATAGGACATAGCTGTATGAAAGGAAATTCTTCCTATCCTTCGGACAATGTTTCAAGAAAGGACTCTGAATATCACGAAACATATTATATAACTTATCTTCCAGGTCTGGTGAAAACTGTGGTGTAGGAACACCGTTTATTCGGTTGATGATATAATTAATATGTTCATAGTACTTATTAATCCTCAATCGCTTTAATATTTCCCTCATTTTGGTGTAACTGATGTTTTTTGTATCCATTATCTTCTCTTTTTTAATCTCATTGAGAATTTTCTCAAATACTTCATTAGGAATATCAGTGCTCTCTTTCCCCTGAACCTGATTACACCATTCTCTGAAATGATTGATCCTCTTATAGCTAAAATGTGATGTATCCTTTGTATTTTGTTTCAATATTGGACGATTTTGTTCCACTAATAATAGTTCTTGATATCCACACGTCTCACATATAATTATAGCATCCTGTTGAAAACATGTCATTTGTGTTTTACACATCTTACAACATTCTATATCTTCAGAATCCATTCTCCTAACGTGATGTTTATTAGTAATATACAGATATTCGTCTACAAGATCACTTTTATCATAAGTATTACTTCTGATTGTGTCATCTAGTTTAATAGTAGCTGAATTATCTTGGTTGTTCTGAACACTATTTGTGTTTTTGCCATCAATGTTATTCAATGCATCCAATATTGTTTTATTTGCTGTCTTTGACGGTATATTACTATTCACTATTTTTGATTGCTTCTCCAAAAGGTCATAGTAATTAAATAGGATATCACTTGTTGATTTGTAATATTCCAATTCATTATATTCATTGTCGTTGTTTTTAATTTTGTTCTTCATATTCATTATTTCTTCAGATAGCCTGATATTTGATGACCATAAAATATTATATTCATCTGTTAACCCAATATCTTGGGAAATAGCTACTATTCTCTCTTTAATCAATTCTCGGGATTTTATGAGCTTTTCTAGGCTGTGACTATATACAGTAGTCTCTTTTGATTTTACAGCAAATGCCTTAATCATCTTGTTATGCATTACATCGAGTGTAGAATTGTCCTTCGCATTATTCGTTACCGCCAATCTTTTTTTGGAAGTTTTCTCTTTGAACATTTGTTTATTTCATATATTAAATTATAGTGTCTTCATTCTTAAGTGATATATTTTTTTCTCCTATTATAGTATAAAGAATATAACATAATGGGTGGTGGTCTTCTTCAGCTTGTTGCCTATGGCGCACAGGATGTCTACCTTACTGGTAATCCTCAAATAACCTTCTTCAAAGTCGTTTATCGTCGTCACACTAACTTCGCTATTGAATCTATCCAACAAACCTTCAATGGCTCTGCTGGCTTTGGTAATACTGTCACTGTGACTGTATCCCGCAATGGTGATCTTATCAATCGCGCCTATGTTCAACTTAGCGTTCCTGCCCTTGATGGATATACATTTGGTAACACTACCACGCCCAGATATGTCAATTATCTCGGTCTTAAGGTGCTTTCCCAAGTTACTGTAGAAATAGGTGGTCAACAAATAGATAAACATTACTCTGATTGGATGTATATCTGGAATGAACTCTCTCTCCCTCTTGGGAAGAAATACGGTTATGAAATGATGGTGGGTGCTGACGGAGATGTTACCAGTTCCGCGAATGCCAACAGTGTAACTGCTGGTGCCAATGGTAATAAGACTACTATGTATATCCCTCTTGAATTCTGGTTCTGTCGCAATGTTGGCCTTGCCCTTCCTCTTATCGCTCTTCAATACCATGAAGTCAAGTTCAAGATCCAATTTGAGTCAATGGATAAATGTATTGTCAATCCTTCTACTACTACCAATGGCCAGTTTGCTAACAATGGATTAGATGCCACTCTCTGGATTGACTACATCTTCCTTGACACTGATGAACGCAGACGTTTTGCTCAGCTCTCACATGAGTACCTTATAGAACAACTCCAATTCACTGGACAAGAAACCCTTGCCTCTGGATCTGGCAACCGTTACAGACTTAACTTCAACCATCCCTGCAAGGAATTGATCTGGGTATCCAAAAAATCTACTGCAGGAGACTGGTATAACTACACTAATTCACAAGATTATGATGCTGGTGGAAACAGCTCAAATGTTATTGCCGGCATATATCCTTCTGGTGGAAATCCCTTCTCTAAGTGCCTCCTCCAACTCAATGGAAATGATCGTTTCGCTGAGAGAGATGGTGGTTATTTCAATTTTGTACAACCCTACCAACATCATACCAACATTCCCTCTAACAAGGGGATTAATGTGTATTCATTTGCCCTTAAACCAGAGGAACACCAGCCATCTGGAACCCTCAACATGTCTCGTATTGATACTGCTGTCCTTTCACTTAATTCCACAGTTACCGGTAATGTCAATATTTATGCTGTCAACTACAACGTTCTTCGCATTATGTCTGGAATGGGTGGCCTTGCTTACAGCAACTAAGTGATTTACATAAAAAAAATATACTTCAATTTTTTTCTCCTATTATAGTATAAAGAATATAACATAAATGGGTGGTGGTCTTCTTCAGCTTGTTGCCTATGGCGCACAGGATGTTTACCTAACTGGTAATCCTCAAATTACTTTCTTCAAGGCAGTGTACCGTCGTCATACCAACTTTGCAATTGAAGCTATTCAACAAACTTTTAATGGAACCCCTGGCTACGGTCAACGTGTTACTAGCACTATCGCTAGAAATGGTGATCTCATAAACCGTGTATACCTTGCCATTGATCTATCCAATGCTAATTCAGACAATCTCTGTAAATTCTATGGTCTTCGCCTAATCAACTATGTTGAAGTTGAAATAGGTGGTCAAAAGATTGACAAGCATTACTCTAACTGGATGTACATTTGGAACGAACTCTCCCTTCCTAAATCAAAGAAACAAGGTTATTATGATATGGTTGGTGCCAATGGCGGTGTACCTGGATCTGGAACTGGAGTGCAAAAACAACTGTATGTCCCCCTTGAGTTCTGGTTCTGTCGCAATGTTGGTCTTGCTCTTCCTCTTATTGCTCTTCAATATCATGAAGTTAAAATCAATCTTAGCTTTGAGACTGCTGAAAGATGCAAGGGAACAACAACAACTGCTCTTGCAGGTGGGTTTGGTGCTTCGCTTTGGGTTGATTACATCTTTCTTGACACAGATGAGCGCAGACGATTCGCTCAACTATCCCACGAGTACCTTATCGAACAACTTCAATTCACCGGCCAGGAAGCCGTACAAAGCAAGGACATTAAACCCAAACTCAACTTTAACCACCCTTGTAAGGAGCTTGTGTGGTTTGTTACCAAGTCTACTGCTGGAAACAACAACTGGATTAACTATACAGCAAATTTTGATGATATTACTGATAGTTCTGATCAAGCTGCCATGATGAAGGTGTTATCTGCTTCATCTTCTGGATCTACTGCTAATCCCACAGCCACTGCTAAACTTGTCCTCAACGGTAACGACAGATTTTCCCAACGTGATGGTCTTTATTTCAATGTTGTTCAACCTTTCCAGCACCACGAAAATGTACCTTCAAACGCGGGTATCAATGTGTATTCATTTGCTCTTAAACCTGAGGAGCATCAGCCTTCGGGAACCCTTAACATGTCTCGTATTGATACTGCCGTACTCAATATTTCCATGAACTCATCTATCACTGATTTTACTTCCCTCAATCTCAGTGTTTATGCCATTAACTATAACGTCCTCCGTATTATGTCCGGTATGGGAGGCATCGCTTACAGCAACTAAGCGATTTACATAAAAATAATGTACTTCAATTTTTTTCTCCTATTATAGTATAAAGAATATAACATAAATGGGTGGTGGTCTTCTTCAGCTTGTTGCCTATGGTGCACAGGATGTTTACCTAACTGGTAATCCTCAAATTACTTTCTTCAAAGTCGTTTATCGTCGTCACACTAACTTCGCTATGGAAGCCATAGAACAGTCATTCAACGGAAACAACAATTTCGGGTCATCTGTTAGTGTCCTCATCACTCGTAATGGAGATCTCATCCATAGAATCTATTTCAATGCTAAGGTGAAAAACTCTAAGG